GAGAAGGTGACCAAGACCAAGCGTGGCGCCAAGGCTGCTCCGGCTCCGAAGGCACGCAAGGGCAAGAAGGGCAGCGTCGGCGCCGACCAGCTGCTGTTCAACGTGACGCTGCTGGCCGATACCGTCGTCGAAATCCAGGGCACCCTGCTGTCGTCGGCCGATGGCGAGTTCATCAGCCTGCGCCACAAGAAGGAACGCAGCAACAAGTTCGTGGTGTCGCGCTTCGCTCGCAGCCGCGTGCTGGTCGTCAAGGGTGAAGCCGGCGAAGAAGCGACCGTGGTCGTCAAGCGCACCATCGCCGCCAGCGCCTTCGAGGGCACCGTGGTCGAGGGCGAGAACGGCCTGATCACCGTGACCACCACCGACGGCGAAGTCATCACCATCAACACCCGCGCCGCCGGCGTCGAAGTGCAGATCGTGGCCCAGGACGACGACGGCGCCGAGCCGGCTCCGAAGGGCAAGGCCGGCAAGGCCAAGAAGGCTGCGGCCGCCGACGAAGACGACTCGGATGACGAGGACGAAGACGACGGCGACGAAGACGAGGATGAAGACGACTCGGACGACGAAGACGAGGACGAAGATTCCGACGAAGACGGCGACGAAGACGAGGATGAGGACGAGGACGAAGATGATTCGGACTCCGACGACGACTCGGACGACGAAGACGAGGACGAGGATGATGACTCCGATTCGGATGACGAGGACGAAGATGATTCGGACTCCGACGACGAAGACGAGGACGACTCGGACGACGAAGATGAAGACGAGGACGACGGCGACGACGATGACTCCGATTCGGACGACGAAGACGAGGACGAAGACGGCGACTGGGAAGACGAAGACGAAGATGAAGACGACGGCGACGACGAGTAATCGTCTGCCAGCCGGCGCCTGATCGGACAGGGCTCAAACCCGAGCCCTGTTCGTTGCAACACCGCTCCACCATGTTACACACACCCATATCCAACAACCCTGTTATCGAGGTATTAGAAATGTCCCGTGAACTCAAGAAGGCCGCCAAGGCCGTCGAAGCTGCCCAGAAGGCCCTGGCCAAGGCCGTCGAAACCGTCGATGCCGCCAATGAAGCTCTGACCGCTGCCCTGGAAGGCGCCGACGCCGCCCCGGCCGCGAAGAAGACCGCCAAGAAGGCTGCCAAGCCGGCCAAGTCCAGCAAGAAGGCTGGCAAGAAGTCGAAGACCGAGAAGACCGCCAAGGCCAAGAAGTCGAAGCCGGCCGCCGACGAAGACGACGGCGACGAAGACGAAGCGCCGAAGGCCAAGAAGTCGAAGAACAAGGACAAGCTCAAGAAGAAGGGCAAGAAGTCCAAGGACGGCAAGAAGAAGAAGCGCCCGGTCGACGCCGACTGATCGCTGAATGCCGGCCGCCGAGCTTAGCCTCGGCATGATGAACGCTCCGCTTCCAGTGTGTTGCGGAGCGTTCATTGCGTTATACATCCTGTCCGCGTGTCTTGCCCACATCGGGTTTGACCAGCCCCATGTGGGCAGGGCACTCTCCTATCACAGTGACATATCATGGCCAAAAAGACTGCACCGAAGATCCAGCGATTCGCGGGACTTCTCGGCATCAGGAAAAAGCCGACTCCATATATCGGCGCACCCGACAGTGATGGTCTCTGGACCTGCTGGCGCGAACCCGCAGATAACTGCGTTGACGGCGCACTGCGTGGTGAGAACAAGCTGGTACACCTGATCGAAGATTCCAAGCCGGGCATCTACTGGGTGCTTGACGCCGGTGAAGGTATCCCGGTCGATCACGACACCTTCGAGAACGAACACGGCAAGAGCGAGAAGCTGTCCAAGCTGTACGTCGTCACGGGTTTGACCCACGGCGGCTCCAACTTCGATAGCGACCAGATCAGCCGAGGCACGCACGGCATTGGCATCAAGGCGACGAACGCCATGGCCAAGCGCTTCACCGTGTGGACGTTCCGCAAGGGTCAGTGGTGGGCAATCGAGTACAAGGACGCCAAGCTGGCAAAGGCGCCGTACAAGACCAAAGCACCGAAGATGCCGCACGGCATCAAGCCCAAGAAGGGCACGGTCGTGATGCTCGAACCCGATATGACGCTCTTCCAGAAGGGCGCCAAGATGGGTACGAGGCGCGCGCTGGAATGGTGCCGACTGACCTCGTACTTGGTCAAGGGCCTCGAGGTGAAGTTCACCAAGGCCGACGGCAAGACCAAGACCTTCAAGACTGCCGGCCCGCAGGAGTTCCTCGCCTACGAAATCGAGCAGGTGAAGGCAACGATCACCGGCAAGCCCATCGTGTTCAGCACGAAGGAAGCCGACGTGGCGATCGGGTTTACTGACGCCGAAGGCAGTGACCTCGTGCAGGCGTACACCAACGGCCTGTTCAACAAGGACGGTGGTGAGCATACGCGCGCACTCCAGAAGGCGCTGTACGATACCCTGGTCGACTTCTCTGGCGTCAAGGAGAAGGAGAAAGCCAAGGCCCAGAAGGCCAAGGCTCGCGGCAAGGGCAAGTCGAAGCGCAAGGGCAAGAAGTCTGACGGCCCGGCATTCACCCAGAAGGACCTGTGTGACGGTCTGATGGGTCTGGTGAACTACAAGATCGCCGCACCCATGTTCAACAACCAGCCGAAGGACAAGCTGGTCGACAACCGCGTGTACGAAGTTGCGTACCCGCAGTTCAGTGAGCAGTTCACCGAGTTCTGGACCAAGAACAAGGGTATGGCTCGCGACCTGATCGCACGCGCCACCCTGCTGCGCTCCAAGACGTCCGACTTCCTCAAGGACAAGAAGCTGGTGAAGAACGTCAAGGCTGCTGGCAAGGGCCTGATCACCAAGTTGGCTGGCATTGTCGGGCGCGTGCCTATCGAGGACCGCGAGTTGCTGATCGTCGAGGGTGACTCGGCAGGCGGCGGCGCCAAGCAGAAGCGCGACAAGTCGTTCCAGGCTGTGTACCCTCTTCGCGGTAAGCCGCTGAACGTGCTTGCTGCCAAGAAGGACAAGGTCAATGCGAATGCCGAAGTCGTGGGCCTGCTGGCTGCACTCGGCGTGGACCTGAGCGGCAAGAAGGCCAACGCTGAACCCGCGTACGGTCGCATCATCCTGATGACCGACGCAGACGTTGACGGCAGCCACATCGACACCTTGATCCTCGCGATCCTGTTCCGGTTCATGCCGCAGCTGCTCCGCGATGGTCGTGTGTACGCAGTGCGCAGCCCGCTGTTCAAGGCCAAGCACAAGGGCGTGGTGTACTTCGGCATGACGCAGGAAGAAGTCACCAAGAAGGTGGGCGGCGCCAAGGTGGACATGACGTACTTGAAGGGTTGGGGTGAAATCAATCCCGACGACCTCGGTATCGCCATGCGTCCGAACGAGCGCACGCTCATTCGCATCATCGACGCGGAGGCAAAGGGTCGCAAGGCATTCGAGCAGTTGCTCGGACCGAGTCCCGCCTTCCGCAAAGTTCTGTTCGGGGTTGAATGACGATGGCAAAGAAAACCAAAGAAGACAAGAAGCCCCGAGTGAAGCGCGGCAAGAAGGGCGAGGTCAGTTCGGGCCCGCCGGCCAAGATCGCGGTTGCCGTCATCGAGCAGTCGCTGGAGGATTTCAGCGTCTCCTCCTACGAACGATACGGCAACGCAGTGCTGGAAGATCGTGCCATCCCGGATTACCGTGACGGCATGAACCCGGTGAATCGTCGCATCCTCTGGGCCGCGCACGAACTCGGCACGCACAGCAACAAGCCTCACATGAAGGCTGCGCGTATCGTCGGTGACGCCATGGGCCGCTTCCACCCGCACGGTGACAGCGCGATCTACGGCGCCATGGTCGGCATGGCGAACAACGAAGGCAAGGTCAACAACACCTGCCATGCGTTGGTCGACGGTGAAGGCAACTGGGGTTCGTTGTCCGAGCCTGGCTACGCAGCAATGCGATACACCGAAGCTCGCTTGTCCAAGTTTGCGGATGCCGTGCTGTTCGACAAGTTCTATCTGCCGGTCATGGAGATGGTGCCGAACTACGACTCCAAGGACGTCGAGCCGCTGACGCTGCCTGCGCTGATCCCGCTGCTGTTCCTCAACGGCCGCTTCGGCATCGCGCCTGGTGCGACTGCGAACATCCCATCCTTCGACGGCAAAACCGTGTTGAAGGTCCTCGAGGCGGCATACAACGGTGAGGAGCTCACGCCCAAGCTGCTGGCGAAGACGCTTCGGGTTGTCGGTACCTACGGCGGACGCGAGACGGGCAAGAACGACGAACACCGCAAGGCTCTGTTCTCGACCAAGCGTGGCCGTGTTGAACTGCACTCCGAGTCGCACTACGACGAGAAGAAGCGCACGCTGACGTTCACCACGTTCGCCTACTCCAGTATGCTCAAGGCTCTGGAGAAGATCGCGGCCTTCGACGGCGTGCAGACCGTGATGGACGACTCGGACACCAAGGACCGTTACGGCAAGATGGTCGTGGTGTTCAAGAAGCAGGCTGACAACCGCCTGCAGCGCCTGATCGAGAAGTGCAAGGCGATCATGACCGCACGTGAAAGCTACGTGCTGAACTTCACCCGCCGTTACAAGGACGAGACGGGCCAGGCCGCCGCCAAGATGAAGGCGATGACCCTACCCAAGGTCCTCACGCTGTGGGTGAAGTGGCGTGTGTCGTTGGAGAAGAAGGCCTGCGCCTACTGGATCAAGCAGGACGAGAAGGAGATTCACCGCCTCTCGCTGCTGATTCAGGCAGTGGACTTGATCGACTTCATCATGAAGATCCTCAAGGACAAGAAGCTCAAGACCAACGACGAGGTCTATCGGGTTTACGCCAAGAAGGCCAAGGTCGAAGTTGAGGACGCGAAGTATGTCCTCGGCCGCCCGATCATCAGCCTGCGCAACATGAGCCGCAACGACCTCTTGGCCGATCGCAAGAAGGTTGAGAAGAACAAGAGCGGCTTGGAGAAGCGCATGAAGAAGCCGATGGGCTACCTGATCAAACAGCTGGACGACTTCCGCCCATTCTTCAAGGACTGACCACATGAGACACGCCTGGGAAGATCACCCGCCTGCGCGATTGCTCGGCAACAGGCGTCGTCAATGTGTTCACTGCAAGAAGGTCCAGGTGATCTACTCGGACACCTGGTACGGGCGAGTCATGAACTACCGATGGGTACCACTTGCCGGACGTTGTGCCGGCAAGGAGGTCCCGGCCTCGAAAGAGGAAATCGAAATCGCAGGCGCTCGGGCCGAACCCAAGAAACCCGAGCGCACGCGCCGCAAGAAGCTGTAAAGACACCTAGCAGTACCACTCAGTCTACAAAGAGGATATTCGATGAACGAGATTGTTGACCTGGACTTCTCCAAGATCCAGAAGGCCGTGAGCAAGCAGTGGGCTGCGATGCAGACCAAGCCGTTGTTCCGCGTGGACGTGTCGGGTGCGCAGCAGACGGAAGACAGCTTCCGTTACCGCATCTGGAACACGTACCTCGAAGCGTTCCCGGCCGGCACCAATCCGATCTTCCGCAAGCGCACGCAGCACGACTGCGCCTGCTGCCGCAACGTGATCCGCAACATCGGCGGCGTTGTCGCCATCGAGGCTGACGGCTCTATGACGTCCGTGTGGGATATCCGCACAGGTGACGATGCCTACGATCAGGTGTGTGAAGCCCTGTCGAAGTTCGTCAAGTCGCTGGCAGTCTTCGAGCCTTTCCTGACGACCGAAGCCCGTTTCGGTGCCTCGGTCACCGTCGGCGATTACATCGACGGCGCAGTCGAGCGTTGGGAACACTACCACGTCAACGTCGACCGTCGCTACCAAGTCTCGCACGCGGACCGCGACTCCACCCTGGGCGCGCTGCGTACCAAGCATCAGGTGTTGCTGCGCGCGCTGCGGGAAATCAAGTCCGATGCGGTTGACACCGTGCTGGAACTGATCGAGCAGGGCAGCCTGTATCGCGGCGAAGAACACAAGCACAACGTGGTCGCATTCGATCTGCTGCTGGAGAAGTTCGACAAGCTGCCGCCCGAAGCCGAAGTGAACTACGTGTGGTCGATCCTGCAGCAGACGCCGATGGCTGTCGCCGGCCTGCGCAACTCCGCGATCGGTTCGCTGATCGTAAACCTGAGCGAAGACAAGGACCTGGAAGAATCGGTCAAGGCCTTCGAGGCGATGGTCGCCCCCGCGAACTACCGCCGTCCGAAGTCCCTGATCACCAAGGCCCAGATCGAGAACGCGCAGAAGAAGGTGACCGAGCTCGGCCTGACGTCCGCACTGGAGCGTCGTCTGGCTGTCGTCACTGACCTCAAGCTGCCGAACATCCTGTTCGCCGACCGCAGCGCCAAGCGCAAGATCAACCCGGATGCCTTCGACGCGCTCAAGCCGACCAAGGTCGCCAAGCGCAGCACCGACAAGGTCGAAGAAATCACCATCGAGAAGTTCCTGGCTGACGTGCTGCCGAACATCGAAACGATGGAAGTCCTCTTCGATGGCGAGAAGACGGGCAACCTGATGACGCTGGTTGCGCCTGCCGATCCCACTGCTGGCCAGCTGTTCCGCTGGAGCAACGGGTTTAGCTGGGCCTACAACGGCGACGTGGCTGACGGCATCAAGGAGCGCGTCAAGCAGGCTGGTGGCAATGTGACCGGTGATCTGTGCTGCCGTCTCGCATGGCACAACCACGACGATCTGGACCTGCACCTCAAGTCGCCGGCTGGCCACATCTACTTCGGCAACAAGCACCAGTACGCCACTGGCGGCCAGCTGGACGTCGATATGAATGCCGGCTCTGGCACCACGCGTGAGCCCGTCGAAAACATCTTCTTCCCGAAGGCCAGCAAGCTGGTCAACGGTGAGTACGAACTCGCGGTGCACCAGTACTCCTCGCGTGAGCGTGACAACGTTGGCTTCGAGGTTGAAATCGACTTCTTGGGTGACGTGCGCAAGTTCGCCTACCCGAATGCCATCCCGACCAATCGCATGGTGCCTGTCGCCAAGTTCACGGTCCAGGACGGCAAGATCACGTGGGGTAGCTCGCTGCCGCATTCGTCCCTGTCGCGCGACGTGTGGGGCATGGCGACCGGCGAGTTCCACAAGGTCAAGCTGCTGATGCTCAGCCCGAACCACTGGGATGGCGAAGAGCCGACCGGCAACAAGCACTACTTCTTCATCGTCGAAGGTGCCAACAACGAGCAGCCGGTTCGTGGCTTCTTCAACGAGTTCCTGGACGGCCGCCTGAACGAGCATCGCAAGGTGTTCGAGGTCCTGGGTTCCAAGATGAAGACCGAGGCGGGCGGCGAACAGCTGTCGGGCTTCGGGTTCAGCAGCACCAAGCGCGACTCCGTGATCGTCAAGGTCAGCGGTTCGTTCAACCGCCAGTTGAAGATCACCTTCTAATCCATCGCAACACCTAGTCTACAAGGAGCAACACCATGAGCGAAACCAACACCAACGATCTGTTCATCCAGGCATCGCGCATCAAGCTGCGTATCCCGACCGCCCAGGGTAGCATTGCCGTCGAGGACCTGTGGGATCTGGAACTGACCAGTTCGCGCGCGCAGAAGGTGACGCTGGACACCCTCGCCGTCGAACTGAACCGCCTGATCTCCAAGAACGACGGTGAGCCGTCCTCGTTCGTCAACGCGAGCGGCCCGAACAAGGCCCTGGAACTGACCAAGCTCCAGTTCGCCATCGTCAAGTACATCATCGACGTCCGCCTGGCCGAGAAGGCCGAGCGCGAAGAGGCCAACAAGAAGGCTCTGGCCAAGCGTCGCCTGCAGGAAGCGCTGGCCAACCGCGAGCAGCGCGACATTGACGATATGTCGGCCGAAGAGATTCGCGCCGAGCTGGAGAAGCTCGACAAGGGCGGTTAATCCCAGCCGGAGGGCGTCGCTAGTTCGGCGCTCTCCGCATCAAACCCGAGCGGTGATTCCAAGCGGTCCATGCCCTGTGCGTGGGCCGCTGTTTCTTTGCCTATTTAAGGATCTTTCAAACCCGAGCGTGTGTCGTTCACGTCATCTGTAAGTGCTTGATTCCATTGACGTTTCAGCATTGCTTCACACGACTATCATCGTGTATACTATGTGAAGATGCGCGTACACGCTACACACGTTCGGGTTTGCACGTCCTCTTATCAGCACCATTTATTGCAGGCCCAGGACGGCGCCATCTATCATCGTAATTTTGGTCCGTAAGGTCCACTCTCTATATTCGGCTGAATCCCCGGATGATGCCGCTCAACTCCTCTTGGAGATATATCGCAATGTCCAACTATCGTTCCAAGGCCATCGAAGACCTGTCGAGGGCCGAAAATGAACTCACCGCTCTCGTGGACGAATTGGCAAAGACCGCCAGCCGCTCGACGGCGAAGAAGATCATCGTCAACGCCAAGAACATTGCGGGCAAGGCCATCAGTGGCATGCCGACCAGCGAAGCCTATCTGGCTCCGTTGAAGAAGAAGATCACGCCGATCCTGAACACGTTGGCGGGTCTGGAAGAAGGTATCAAGTCGGACGACATGGATCGTTCCACCTTCAAGCAGGTTGTCAACAACCTGAAATCCAAGTTCATTCCCCAGTTTCGCGAGGCCCTCGACGGTGTCCTCAAGAAAGCACGCGCGACGAACACGCGCTTCAATGAAGACGGTCTCCTGCAGGAAGACAGCACAATCCTCGAAGAGCTTGAAAAGGTCGTCAACGACTTCAAGCGCCTGGTGAAGATGCTCTCCTCAGCGAAGGACGGTCAGTTCGATGCCAGCCAGATGCTGGTCCTTCTCGGCAACCGTGCCGACTTGGCACTCGCCACCTACGGGTCTCTCCCCGAAGGTAAGGACCTCGACAACGCGGCTGATGCACTGGCGAAACTCGCCGAACTCACCCAAAACATCATCGACAAGGTGAAGCGTACCAGTTCCGTACCGCTGGACATGCTTCGCAAGATCACGGGCCACCTGACTGACCTTGAGCGCGACATTGCCGCGATCAACAAGAAGGTCATGAACAACCTGTTGTCCTACGACGACAAGCCGCGCAAGCCCCTGAACTACAAGGTCCCGAAGACCGCTGCTGCCAAGCCGCAGGTCAAGAAGGACAACGAGGACGGCCCTCGCTCGCCTGATGCCTTCCTCAAGGAGCGCATCGCGGACGTCAAGTCCGAACTGGCGAACATGCCGAAGAGCCTCAAGGGTCCGTACGACTTCATCCGTGCGCCCGTGGTTGCCATCTTCGATTCGCACGACGACATTGCGCGCCGTGACCGACCGGTCGGTAGTGGCACCGTGACCCACAATTTCAGCAAGCAGAAGCTGCTGGACCAGTTCGGTATCAAGTACATCCAGATCGAGGACTACCTGGTCTTGAAGAACCAGACCCTCCTCGCTGTGGACAAGCCCAAGTTGGAGCAGTTCGCACGGACGCAGTTGGGCAAGCGGGCAGGCAGTAACCTCAAGGACGACGTGCTGGTAGAGTTCGCTCGCCAGATGCTGGACATGGTCAACGACCGCAGCAGTCAGCACTACGTAATGGTGTCGCGCGAGTTTACCGCAAACCCGCGTAACACCAACATGATCCTCTTCTGGGTCATGCCGAGCCGCATCTTGAACACCCTTATCGCACGCGGGTGGAACAAGTTGTCGTCCTGGAGTCTGCCCTTCGACATTGACTGACGGAGGGCGCCGCCATGGGTGACAGTAGCGGCAACTGCACGATCTGCAAACAGTTCTTTTCGGTGCTGCATTGGCACCACACTGTTCCGCAGTCACGTGGAGGTAAGGACAGCCTGCAGATTCCGCTATGCAGTAGCTGTCACAACATTCTTCATGCCAACGGTGTTGCGGTTGTGGCCCGCATACGTGGCTCGAAGACTCCTGTCCGTCAGTTCTGGGCGAACGTCGATCAGGAGCGTACGGCTGAGCCGTACCTGCAAATCCTTGTAAAGGCTCTGATGCTGCCTATTGCCGAAGGGTACGAGGCGCAACATCCTATCCATCTGTCGGTGGACACCAGTCTCTACGAAATGATTAAGCTGCTCCAGTCGGACCTGGGGCTGTCATCTATCGAGAAGACGATCCGCCATTCTATTATGCAAGCTATATCTGAAAGGGGTCTTGGAAATGCAAAACGAAACCGGGAAGCCAGAAAAAGGTCTGAATTGTGGTTCTTGCCAGTTCCTCGTAAGGGAACGGACCTTTGAGGCCAAGTGTGGTGAGCTTGGTCGCATCCCATCTTCAAAGGCGTGCAGCAAGCATTCGCCTGACGTGTTTACTCTGTTGCAGGATCAGGAGTCACGGGTTTCGTCCGTAGTGGACATGGGTACCGTGATGCGTCGTATGTCTGCGAACGACCTGCAGATTTTCGCCGCGATCATGCTGGGTGAGCGTAAGACCCGCAAGGCTGGGTTCTCGTTCATGCAGAAAGTCTACATCCGCGTTGCCGGTGGGGCCGGCCGCAACTACCTGGGCAACTTCGTTCTGGGTTACGTGTTGGATGCAACGAAGGAAACGGTGCGCGTCGTGAGTGAGACGGGTCGCACCGCAGTCATCTTGCCCAACGAGAAGAACAGCAACTCGCTGTACACGGTGGACCAGTTCCGCCAGATCCGTATCGAGATTCATGCCAACAAGGCGTGGGTCGATCCCGAAATCCAGAAGGGCCACGAGAAGATCGCGCGCTCCATTGCAGGACTGGATAGCGCCGACGAACGTGGTCTGTTCGACACACCGGTTGCACAACGTCGCAAGATCAAGAAGGTGAAGAAGGAGGACGACCTGGTCACGTTCGTGTCCAAGTTGAGCCGCGGCGTCATCAAGGCGCGCAAGGCTGAGAGTGTGGATGAGGAGATTTCTATCGCTTGGTAAGCCCAGTCTGGCAACCTTTCGTAGCAATCCTATCTCACACTCAAAATCATATCTCACTCCTATGAAAACTCCAATCGGTAGCCTTTGCGGTCTTATCAAGTCTGACTTCGGGTTTGACACCAAGAGCGACGAGTTCTACACCGTATTCGCACACACCCTGTCGTACCTCACGCGTGGCATTGGCTACGCCGAGTATCAGAATCGCCTCAAGCCGTTCTGCCACGACAAGGACTTCTCGGCCAAGGACTTCCGCCTGCGCTTGCACCGGACTGAATACCTGGGCCTCTGCCTCAAGCTGTACGTGTTCCGTCTCGGCAAGGTCCGTCGTGTAACGAAGGATCAGGCCAAGTCCTACGCCGCCGAGTACGGCATCTTCAACTGCGATGCTGCACGTATCTTCCGCTTCTGGTCCGAGCAGAGCCGTTTCCGCTCGCGCATCAAGAAGCACGTTCGCCCGTTCCAGTCCGACATTCATCTGAACCTCGGCATCCTGAAACTGGCGATGAACGAAATCCTGAAACCTGTCAACAAGAAGATCAAGGCTTTCGCGTACAAGAAGCTGCGCTTCATCTGCAAGTCGAAGAACGATGAACTGCGCGACCTGCACGCCGAGCTCCAGATCAAAGCCGTCAACGCCTATCACAAGGTGATGCCGTGCACGATGGAGCCGGCCCATGTCGTGAACTACATAAAGCGTGCGGTACACAACGCCGGTGTCAACATCATCGGCTTGAACACCAGTCAGAAGGCGGGTCGCCTTGTCAACAACGACCCGACCGGTGAGAAGCGTGACTCCTTCTCCCTGCTGGTCGTGAGCGAGAACCAAATGCGCATCACCGCTGAGTCGGATCCCGTGTCCTACGAGGAGCTGGCTGGTCACAATCCGATCGAGCGTTTCGAGATTGAACACAGCGTTGGCCAGTTGGTGTCCTCGGTCAAGACCGGCAGCAAGAAGCATCGCTTCCTCACGATCCTGATGGGCGCGGACGACATGGAGTTCACCGAGTGGCTCCATAGCAACCGCTACGCCACGGCCAAAGAGACCAACAGTGACCTGCAGGAGCGCATCGAGCCGTCGCGCTTCAACATCCTGGTGGGTCGCTTCCTCCGCGTCGATCCTGACAAGGTCAACAACTTCTTTGCGAAGTTGAAGTCCAAGCTGGGGTCGAGCGACGGCCTTCTCCCGATGGCTGCCTGAGGGAAGAGTCATGTTCGACGTATCTGTAAATCAACTATCGACACTGGGAGCCGACGGCTCTCACGGGATGGCTTGTATGTCGTTACCTGTCAAAGTGTCAGCGCCGCACACTGATCTGGCCCTGCTGGAAAAGCTGATCTTCAACCTCAGCATGGACCCGAACACGCGCGAGTTCAATTGCACGTTGCGCTGGCTTATCTATCAAATCGTCAAGGCCAACAAGGGCATCACCTACGTCAAGCTGAAACAGATCCTGCGCGGTGAGTACGGGATCGACAAGAAGCTGATGGACACGGCGATTTCCTCGATGACCTCGACGTCCCTATTCAACTGCCTCACCAAGTGGCGCAACCCGCGTATGAAAGACGTTGGTGCCGAAGTCGGCATTCACCTGTCCGTGCGCGAAGTCGAGTCTGAGACTTTCACCATGTGGAAGACCCAGATCACGGCGGAGTTCCCGGAGCTTTCGCAGTTCCGGGCTCCGGTTATCTCACCACGGAATGAGGCCAATCATAATCGGAAATCCAGATGAGGCTGTTTTCTCAAAGCTTGGAGCTCAGGGCGATCAGGACGATTGCCCTACGTAATGGGCTGCAGGACGATGCCTCGGTAGCGACGCTGGACACCAGTTCCAAGGCACTGGCCAGCTCGACGTTGATGGCCGGCTTGAACGAATCGTTCTTCCATTACGAGCCTTGTCGCGCAGCGTACCGTCGCCTGATGAAGGTAGCGGAGAAGCGTTCGCGTATCCTGAGTTACGACGACCTCATTGAGGACCCGGCCCTCGACGAAGAGTTCCGGGACATTCTTCGCGAGGAGAAGAAGAAGCCTGCGAGGTCCGTGTCGCAAGCCGAAGAACTGCTCAACCAGTTGGATGACTATCGCGTCTCGCGTATCATCTATGAAATGTCCAAGGAGGCTGTCAACCAGCTCAAGAGTACCAAGCTGGACGTCGATGGACTGGTTGACTACGTTGCAGGCAAGGTCAGCGAAGCGCGAAGCAAGCAGAACCTCACCGAGTCGATTCAGACCATCGGTAAGGACGGCAACGCGCACGAACTGATCGACCGCGTCCTCGATCCTACAACCGAGAAGCTGCACAAGACTGGCTACACGGAGTTCGATACGCGCAACGGTGGTGTCCCAACCGAAGGCGTTTGGATTCTGGCCGGTACGACCTCGGGCGGCAAGTCCGTACTCCGTATGAACATCATGGAGTACATGTACCGTCACAACAACCTCGACTGCCTGACCGTGTCGCTGGAAATGAACGAGGAGAAGGAAGCACGCCGTCTGGCTGCGTCTATCTCTCGCGTTCCTCTCTGGAAGATCGCCAAGGGTATGCTGACCGACGACGACCGGAAGAAGATCCGGAAGGCGTGGCGCAAGTTCCACAAGCACGGCGAAGAGAACGAATGTCGCTATGCCCTCTTCTGTCCGAAGGGTGGCATTTCGGCGAACTCCCTGTTCACCCTGATCGAACCGTACAAGTACCGCGTGGTTGCAATCGACTACGTGGGCCTGCTTGAGGGTGTTGACGAGAAGGACCAGTGGAAGACGCTGTCCTCCATCGTGCGACAGGCGAAGGTGTTCTCCAGCAAGAACAAGTGCCTGGTGATCGTGCTTGCGCAGTTGGACGGTGAAGACGACCGCATTCGTTACTCCAAAGGTATGCTGGAACATGCCGACGCCTGTTGGGTCTGGAACTACTCCAAGCCCGAGCAGCGGGAACTCAAGGAGATTCCGATCCAGCAGCGTAAGGCACGTGACCAGGAACTGTTCCCGTTCCCGTTGAAGGAAGAGTTTGAAATCATGCGCGTGTCCAACCCGGACAACGTTGAGCAGAACTCCGAACGTCAGCCGCCGCGTGAAGAGGAAGACGATGACGACGCGCCCAAGTCCAAGAAGAAGGGCAAGGGTAAGCCTGACAAGAACGGCAAGAAGGAGAAGCGCAAGCGCGATGACGATGAAGAAGCCATCGCGTTCGACGTTGACTGACCTATGAATCACCATATCGAGGCCAGCCGCTAGGTGACCAGAGCCCGTCCATTTCGGTGGACGGGCTTTTGTCGTTTTCGCGAGCCTTCATACCTATCGGAATTCCAGCAATGGCTATCGTCAAAAAGAAGCCCTCCTCCAAGGACGAGGACATATTCGGCTACACGTCACCGCGCAAACGTAAGCGCCGCAAGGGCAAACGTCGCGGGTCGAGGACACCACTCGTATCCGCCAAGGAAGCGCGAACCCGAAATACCAGCACCGCAGACACGTTGAAGACTGCCGTGTGTTCGTACTTCCTCAAGGGAGGCTACTCCTGTTTTCAGGAACTCGGCGTAACGTCGTGGGGAACTCTCCGCGCCGACGTGATCTGCGTGAACCTCCGTCGAAGGATCGTCATCTGCGAGGTCAAGTCCGGCCCGAGAGACTACCGAACGGACAAGAAGTGGCGCGAGTACGCCAAGTATTGCAATCGCCTGTACATCGTCATGTGCGACAGGACCTTCGAGAAGCTGAAAGACCAACTCAAGGTCGACCTCAAGGGAACTGGCGCCGGTGTCATGGTACTGAATCCTACAACTGGCTATCTCGACATTGTGATCCCGTGCAAGAAGCGGGAAGTCGATGACGAGGTGTCCATGAACCTTATCACACGAATGGCGTGGCGCGGAGGTATCTCCAAGCGCACCAATCGCCGCACACGACAGTATCTTAGGACCGACAATGAAGCCCAAGAAGATCAAGAAGCAGAAGTCGGAAGTTCTCGGCGCAAACGACGAACTTCCTGAGGGCGTCTTCGGCATCATGGACGACATTACTCCTCTGTTCAAGCTGGAGCGTCTGCACGACACGGCTTGGGAGAACGATCATCGCAAGCGCGCAGACAAGCGCCGCCGTGCGAAGCGTCGTGCCGACAAGCGCCGCCGCGCTGAGGACCTGCCGGACATTTCGGTGCCTCAGCCGAAGATCAACACCGACAGCTACGAATCGCATGTGCTGCCCGGTGTGGAGTTCGAGAACACAATCAAGGTACCGGAAGACCTGCTGCGCAGCGTGACCCGAAAGAGTACGCAACGCACCAAGGACCTCAGCCGCCTGATGATGAATCGGCTGCTGCCCACCATGATGGGCCTTGAAGCTGCACAGTCCTATGTGACGTCCGCGCTGCGTGATGGTCTGGGCATCGAAGTCGAAATGGATGACTCGGTCATGGAGGCATCCAAGATCATGTCCAACATCGACCTCGTGTTCTACTTCATGCGCCGGAGTTCACTGCCGAAATCCCTCAAGCGCAAGTACATGGAAACGCTGATCGAACAGCTGGCCAAGGACACGGCCGAATCCATGAAGCTCGCTGCCGTAAAGAAAGACAAGGCTCGGGCCTCTTCTGAACTGCAGGCGCTGATCGTTAGCCGCCAATCCCAGATGCACCGTCAGGAAGATAACGCACGTAAGAATGCGATGAATCGACCGCGACAGGACAATCAAAATGAATCACCAATCGGAGTCGTCGAAGATGCGCCACGCCCACGTAACGGTGCCGGCCTGCAACGCTCGCGACGGGATCCGCATATGAGGTAACCTATCATGCTACAGGTCCGATCTAGTACGTTGAAGAACTGCATGTCCTGTGCATTGTACCTGCAGTGCAAGGACCCGCATAAGTCCGTAATCTACAGCTGTGGTCGTTTCAAGCGAGGCAAGGATGGTGGCCTCGATGGTATGCGTCGTCTGTTCGATGCCATCGAGACTCCGATGCCGGACGTTCTGGCGGAACCCGGTGGCAATAGTCTGCCGATGGTCGTTCCTGGCACCATCGACACCTTCGACATTCAGGAAGTGTTGAAGAAGGCGATCAGTTCCAAGTCCATCGTCAGTCCGGATATCAAGATCAACGACGGCGACTTCGCGCTCGCCGACAACTTCTTGGAATTCTGCCTCAATCCCAAGCTGCTGAATCAGAAGCCGTACGCCTCGCAGGCCCTGATCGGGTTGCGACTGTTCGGCGAGTGGTGCATACACTGCTCGGACAAGGACTACTTCGACAACTACGGTGTGGGCGATACCCTGGATCACGTCCAGAGCAAGATCGTTCCGTTGGTGCACGGTAAGTGCCCGCACTGTAAGCGCAGCCAGCAGAAGGCGTACATGCGCGGTCGGATCAATCTGTACTACGAACTGGCGATTTCGGCAGGTCAGCGTTCGGGTAAGTCCGCAGTGGTTGCGATGCTATCGGCGTACATCACGCACCGCATGTTGAAGCTCCAGAAGCCGAACGAGGTCTACGGCCTGCTGCCGTCGAATACACTGCACGGTACGTTCGTCGCACTGACCTATGCGCAGGCGAAGGACACGCTATGGGATCCGTTCTACGGCAACATCCTGGCGAGTCCGTGGTTCCAAGAGTACCACTCGATGCTGGATGACTACACGGCGAGGACCGGCGAGGAGCTCTACAAGCTCAACGACACCTTCGTCATGTATCGCCACCGTCGCCTGCTCATGTACCCGGCAGGTCCCGATAAGCGAACCCTGCGTGGTCGTACTCGCTTCCTGAGTTCAATCGACGAACTAGGTTGGTTCGACAACAGTGCCGACAGCGGTAAGGTCAAGATGGACGCAACACAGGTCTATCAGGCACTCGAACGTTCGCTGCTGACCGTCCGCGCTGCTGCTGACAACCTGTGGTCCAAGGGCTTCACCGATATCCCCACCGGCTACTTCATCAACGTGTCCAGCCCGTCGTCGGTACGAGACAAGATCATGGAGCTGGTGCGCAAGTCTCAAGGTTCGCGCGTCATCTTGGGCCTGATCCGCCCCACGTGGGAAATGAACCCCGGTGTGCTGCGTGACAACCCGGTCATCGTCAACGAGTTCAAGAACGATCCGATCGGCGCCATGCGAGATTACGGTGCCCAGCCTCCGTTGTCGTCCAACCAGTTCCTGTCTGCGGGTATCGTCACCGGTGCTATCGGTGATAAGCCCAACGCCGTGATTCTCCAGCATCAGGAGAAGCGCAGCAAGAAGACCAAGGACATGATGCGCTTCGCTACCATCCAGAAGGCGCGTCGTACCGGTAAGCCCTCCTGCCTTGCGCTCGATGCGGGTTACGTCAACAACAGCTTCGCAATGGCTATCGGCCATCTGGCGGATCACAAGTTCCCAGTGATCGACGCCGTGATGGAGGTCATGCCTCTACCGGGCGTGCCGCTGAACTTCTCGCGCATCTACAAGAGCGTGATCGTGCCGATGCTGGATGCGCGTAACGTGCAGCTGGTGGCAGCCGACCGCTGGAACAGCATCAAGATCCTCTCCGACATTGAGGAAGACCACGAGGTCCAGACTCGGCAGTACAGCCTCAAGTACGCCGATATGCGACTGTTCAAGGACTACCTCGAAGACAAGCGCATCCTGCTGCCCAATCCGAAGCGCGAGCTGGACGAGATTACCACCTACGACCAGTCGAACTATCCGTCGGTGTTCAAGAACGACGCCATCGGCCACTTCTATCTCCAGATGCTGACTGTGCAGGACACTGGCAGCCAGATCATCAAGGGTGATCAGCTGACGGACGACATGGTGCGTGCCTCCATGCTGTGCGTGCGAATGCTCCTCGATGAAGACAACCAGGAGCTCTGGGAGAAGGATCGACTGGAGACCAATCGGGGCATCGACATTTCCCAGATGGGCGTCTCCAAGGGATACTCCGGTGGTGGCGGAGGCGGCGGTGCTGCATCTGCTGGAACCTCGCTCGGCGTGCGCAAATCGAGAGGTTGACGCCGCCAGGGCCTACTGTCCGCCATGCTAATTTTGACCATGTCTTAGGGAGATACACGCTATGAGTACCAAGCCCATTTTCAACCCGCTGCAAGCGGAGCCGGAACAGGTTGTAGTCGCCAACGCTGACCAGCCTGCGATGGAAGCCACCGCCGCAATCTACAACGAGAATGTCGGCGAGTGCCCGAAGTGCAAGACCTCCATGGCCACCGGCACGATCGGCAACGGCGACACGGTCTTCTTCTGCACGACCTGCCGCGTCTCCACCCCGCAGAAGAACTGATCGGCATTTGCCGCAGAGACTACAATCCAAAAGATCGACCCTCTGCGGCATATGCTCGGGTTCGATGGAGACTCCCGTTATGCTGAGTATCAAGAAAAGCAAGTACACCAGGCCCGGCCCGGCAGGTGCGAACGTTGCGACGGCAGCTGCATTGCCGACGTCCACTGACGGTTCCCATCTGGGAATGGACAGCAAGGTGCGTAACTCGAAGAAGGCCGAGTCCAAGGTCACCGATGGCAAGGTGTCGGACGTCATGACGTCCGAGAGCGGCATCAACATGGCGATGCCGAACACCCAGATGGGCAGCATGCCGGTCACCATCGACACGGACCCGATGCTTGTCGGTCTGATGCCGAACAACTACCGCATCCTGTACTCGCTGTACCGCGACATTTACTACAACGATCCCGTCGGCGGTAGTGCTGTCGACCTCATGTCCATGCTGCCGTTCGGCGACTTCTCGCTCGGCGGCCTGGAGGATGACAAGATCCTCTCGATCTACAACGAGAACGTGGAGCGTCTGGGTTGCAAGACCTTGATTCCCGAGATGGCGGTTGACCAGCTGGTGCTGGGCCTGCACTGCCACTCGATGCTCTACAACCGCGACAAGAAGGTCTTCGTGGACGTGATGCCCTACGCCCCGGAGAACCTCGGCATCCAGACCCTGCCGTTCTACTCGCAGGAACCGGTCATCACCGCTACGTTCAGTGAGCAGCACAAGGCCGTGCTGGAAATGAACCCCAAGCGCCTTGAGCGTTTGATGAAGCTGGTGGGTGCGGACGTGTTCGACAAGATCAAGGCTGGCTCTGTGGAGCTCGACCCGATGACGACCACGTACATCCCGCGCAAGACGTTCGCCGATACGGACATGGGCGTCAGCTACTACCGTCGTCTGCTGCCGCTGTACCTGATCGAAAAGAACCTGTTCCGTGGTACCCTTGTCGAGTCTGCACGACGCCAGCGCGGCATCATGCACCTGACGCTGGGTGACGGTGACAACTGGATTCCGAGTCCGCAGGACATGGAGTTCATGGTGGACATGTTCCTCAACGCTGATACCGATCCGCTCGGTGCCATCGTTGCAACCCGTGCCGGTGTCGGCGTGGAGGAGATTCGTCAGGGTGGCGACTTCTGGAAGGTGACCGACTTCTCCGACTCCGTACTGCCGCAGAAGCTGCGCGCGCTGTCGATTTCGGAAGCGTTCCTGTCTGGCGACGCGAACTACAACGTCAACGACAACAGCATGACCGTGTTCGTGGATATGCTCCGTGCATACCGCGAAATGATGACCCGGAAGTTCTTCTACGAGAAGTTGTTCCCGCTGGTGTCGATGATTAACGGCATCACCGTGAACCACAAGGGCAAGATCATCCGCACCGATGGTCTGATGGACAGCCTGGCTCCGGAAGAAGCCCTGTACACCCTTAACGACGGCAGCCGCCTGCTGATCCCGAGCGTGTCGTGGTCCAAGCAGTTGAAGCCCGAGGGCGACACCGCTTACATGGACATGCTCCAGTCGATGACCGAGAAGGGCGTGCCCGTCCCGATCCGCGTGCTGGCCGCAGCCGGTGGCTTGAACCTCGACGAACTGCTCAAGCAGCAGGACGACGACCTTGCAACGCGCAAGCGCCTGCAGGAGTACAAGCAGAAGATCGACGCCCTGCTGCCGAAGGACGACGAGAGCGGTGATGACGATATGTCGGCGGAAGCCCGTTCGTTCCTGATCCCGCCGCCGTTGCAGAAGACTCGCAGCAGCACTCAGTCGGTGCGTGGTAAGCCTGCACTGCTGAACCGCGAGTTCGGTGACACCGGTGAACTCTACAACGTCAGTGCGACCGGCAAGCGCAGTCTGCTCACCGGCCAGAAGGCAGCGAACGAGAAGATCAATCGTCGCATCGCTCGCGCCATGAAGGAAGCCAACGTGCGCAAGCGCATGTCCAATCAGACCGTATCCATCAAGCCCCGAGGTTAATCCCGGGGCTGCAACCCTTTCGAGGTCCAACGTGTCCAAGATTTCCAAGATCCAAATCCCGCTCAGTTCCGAGTCGGATGCTGTCATTGCCACCTCGCTGGGTGAGCTGGAGAGCATCAGCGGTGGCCTGGGCCGTGGCAACAACGGCATCACCCTGTACGCAGCGGTGACTGACTTCCTCAACAGCAGCCAGAAGGCCAAGCAGGCCCAGACCAACGTGATCGTCGCCGAAGAGAATGCGGCGATGCTGGCTGAAACCCTGTTCCGTCATCTGACCATCAATGGCTTCGATAGCCAGCTGCTGGTCTGTCACGGCTTCAAGGGTGAACTGGTCGACTGCTCGCCGGTCCTGACCAACGCCATGAACGAGTTCGGCCGTCAGCTGATCGCAAAGGACCTGATCCACTTCGTGGTCCGCGTCGGCAACGTGGTGATCGATCTCGCATTCAAGCGTTTCGGCACCAAGTACATGAACAGCAACAACACGGTCTTCAACATGTTCAAGGGCTACTGGGACAAGATCGAAGAGGTCCCGCGCGCTGACAAGATGACCAAGATCGACTTCCTGCGGTTCGTCCGCAACGCGCTCAGCCGCACCAGCCTCAAGCAGCTGTTCATGAAGTCGGACGACAACAACGGATTCCCGCCGGGCTTCATGCCCGCGACGGCCAGTTCGTTGGTTGCTGGCTTCAAGGGCGCCAAGCGGGTTCGTCGCCTGCGTAAGAAGGGATAAGCCCATGAAACTTCACCTGCGCGTGAGCGACATGGGCTTCGTCAGCCTGTCGTCTGCCGAACGCATTGAGGCCATCGACGACCGTATTGCCTACTTCAAAGAGCGTATCGCTATCCGTAAGGACAAGCTCAAGGTCGCTCAGAACAAGGGTAAGCCCGCCCTTGCAGAATTGAAGAAGGCACAGAAGTCCGGACGAGTGCCGGCCGCAGTCAAGGCTGCCGCCAAGAAAGCACAAGCCGCGATCGACCTGCAGCAGGGGAAGATCGACTTGCTCACGGGCAAGATCGAGAAGTTCACCGAAAAGAAGAAAGCCCTCAAGTCCAAGACGAAGGGTGGTAGCAAGAAGGCCGAGAAGGTAGTCAAGACCAAGAAGCCCGCCAAGGCTCCGAAGGTTGAGAAGACCGTACGCAAGACCAAGGTCGAGAAGGTGAAGGTCGACAAGCCTGCGAAGACGAAGCCCACGGGCCGCCGTCGTCCTGGCCTCGAAACCGAAAACGATTGGCCCGAGAATCAGACTGTGCGCCCTGCGCCGACCAAACTGCGTCGCAAGGTTGAGCGCGCGGTTGATCCCGAGCCACCGACCGAACCGTTCAAGCCGTTGCGTGCGCCGAAGCCTTCCACGAAGGTCAAGAAGCTCACCATCCAGATTGAACCCGAGCCGAAGCTGCCGCAGAAGAACGAGCCGGACCTGTCCTCGATCCATCCGCAGGACGTGCAGCTGACCAAGCTGGTAGGCGATCCGTCCATGTTCGCCAAGGCCAAGGGTAAGCGCAGTGCAATGCTTGCCTACATTGAACGGGTGTACGACAACGCGAACAAGCGCCTCTTCGGTGGTAAGCTACATCGGCCGCATCTGCACCTGCTCAAGGCTGTCAGCGTCGAGAAGTTCCGTCTGCGTGGTCAGTACAGCTATGGCAAACGTCTCATGCAGATCAGTCCGAACCTGTTCGGCAGCGGCAAAGAGCCGTTGGTTGTCACCACGATTGTCCATGAAATGTGCCATCAGGCTGTGTACGAACTGGACCGTATCGGCGGCGCTGCACTCAAGGCCGAAGGCGGTCATGGTCCGAACTGGCGTCGCTGGATGGTCAACGTCGGCCTGACGCCTGCACGTTTCAGCAAGTACGACAACGCGGCCTTCATGGACGAAGCCACGAAGCAGCGCGTGGAGCAGAAGAAGGAGACGATCCGCAGCACCAAGTCCAAACTGGAGCCGCTGTCTCCCTACCAGCTGCACTCGCTCATGGCAGTCTCGTGGGTTGACAGCCGTAAGCCGGATCGCACGATCCCCGGCATCCTGCTGATCCAGAACGGTAAGGGCCCGCGCACTCGCTGGGCGGTCCTGACCTATGATCCGCGAAAGCTCGGCCTGATGACCGTGATGAATGTTCCGGTTAGCATCATCTACAAGCCCTCCGAGCAGGATGCGAAGACGGTCAGTACCGAGACGTGGCGTAACGAGGCTCAGCGCCAGATCTCCATCGCGCAGGATCGCAAAGACAACAAGCGGATGAGGCAGTCGAAGGGTGGCCGCTATGCACTGTACGATATGCTCAACGCATTCATGCCCAAGTAACCAAAGGTAACACCGTCATGGAAGCCAAAGCCGCACGGCCCATCAAGGCCGAGAAACATCTGTGGTACAAGTACACAGGGAAGAAGCCGTTCGTCATCAAGGATACCAAGGGCCAGACGTTGACGTTGAAGAACGGTGACCTGTTCGGACTGTTCAACCTGAACAACCGCGTTGACCGCGTGGTTGTTCCCTCCCGTCCTGACATTCGCTACTTCCTCAAAGTGGAAGACGGTGGTGAACTGCTCGATAGCAGCCGTCGCCACCGTGATCCGGTTGAGTTCTCCGCCGTGGAGAAGCCTGCCAAGCCGCCGAAGCCGATCAAGGTCGTAATCAAGGAGCCCGCTGCTCCGAAGCGCCCGACCAAGCTGGACGTGAAGCTCGAACGTCTGGACAAGATCCGCAAGGCTGCTAAGCCGTCCTCTGTAAAGAGTCCGAGCAGGCAGGATAAAGCCCAGCTGTTGAAACCCAAGAAGAAGCGTGAGGAGTTCGACCTCGACGAGGACACCTTCCGCGATGACGACGACGGACTCGACTTCCGCGACTTCCACCATTAAGCACAGTGCCCACACCATGAAGCTCTCCGAACTGAATACCTACAGCAAGGCCCAGATTCGCCAGCTGTCCACGACCATCCTGGAGCGCGCCATCCAGAAGGCCAAGGACCTGTACTACGCCGGCCGCAAGCTCAGCTTGACCGACGCCAAGTACGACCAGCTGGAGGACGAACTGCGCAGTCGTGATCCGAAACATCCGCTGTTGAAGAAGGTCGGTAGCTCCAAGGTTGGGCGCAAGAAGGTGAAGTTGCCTTATCCGCTGTTCAGTCTGTCCAAGATCAAGCCGGACATGCCGAAGGAATTCGCGCGCTGGACTGCCAAGTATCCGGGACCGTACGTTATCTCCAACAAGGAGGACGGATCGTCCCTGGAACTTGTCTACGCAGGCAAGGGTAAGAAGGGCTGGGAGTTGTCGTCGGTGTACACGCGCGGCGACGGCACCATCGGTCAGGACGTCTCGCATTTGATCCCGTATCTCGACGTGCCGAAGCTCGCGCCCAAGGAGGGCATGACCATCCGCGCCGAGATTTCGATGACCGATGCGGTGTTCAAGAAGTCGTTTGCCTCTGAGGGCTTTGCCAACAGTCGCAACCTCGTCGCGGGTATGATGAACCGCATTCGTGGTGACCACTCGGCCCTCAAGAAGGCCCACGTGCTTGCCTACGAGGTCATCAGCCCGCGTATGACTCCGCAGCGCGCGTTCCAGGTTCTGGATATGATGGGCTTCATGACCGCCCCGTGGCGTGTCACCGATACCATCGACATTCCGAAGCTGCAACGCCTGTTCAAGGAAGCGCGTGCGAAGTCTCCGCGTCCAATCGACGGTCTGGTGATCGAGAACAATTCGATCAACAAGCGGCCGCCGGCTGGTACGCACAGTCCGTCCTACGCCTTCGCCTTCAAGGATCAGGGTGAGGACGACAGCGCAACGGTGAAGATCGAGCGCATCGACTGGGAAGAGACCAAGCACGGCAAGCTGCAACCCGTCATCGTCATCCCGCCCACACCTCTGGCAGGTGTCACGGTCACGAACATTTCGGGTCACAACGCCTTCTTCATCGTGCACGGTTACCGCAGCAAGGAAGTCGGCAAGGCCCGTCGCAACAACGTCAAGCTGGTGGAGAAGCCGCTGGGTAAGGGCGCCATCATCAAGATCGTCCGTAGTGGCGACGTGATCCCGCATGTGGTCGAGGTCGTCAAGGCCGCAAAGGCTCCGGGCCTGCCCAAGGGTATCGACTACACCTGGGATTCCGGCAAGGTGTACATCATGATGGACACCAAGACCGACCTGGTGCGTGACAAGCGCATCACCGACTTCTTCGTGAAGCTGGACGTCGAGGGTGTCAAGCTCGGTGTGGTGCAGAAGCTGACCGAGGCCGGCTACACGTCGATCATCAAGATCCTGCGTGCGGATGCTGAGGACTTCCTGGAGATCCCGGGCTTCAAGCGTCGCAGTGCAGAGAAGCTGGCGGCTTCGATTCGCGCCAAGTGCAAGGAAGCTCCGCTGCATCTGCTCATGGCAGGCAGTGGTCACTTCGGTGCAGGCTTCGGCAGCAAGCGTTTCGAGGCCATCATCAATGCGTATCCCAACCTGCTGACAACGTGGGAGAAGCTGTCCCCCAATCAGATCAAGGCCAAGGTCGTCGGCATCGAAGGCTTCCAAGAGAAGACTGCTGCGATCTTCGCCGCTGGCTTCCACAAGTTCACCAAGTGGCTGCGTCTCTCCAAGATCAAGCCGCTGATGCCAGCAAAGGTCAAGGTCGTCGGCAAGAAGATGACTGGCCAAGCGGTGTGCTTCACTGGTGTGCGCGACAAGGAACTGGAGAAGGCGATTGTTGCCAACGGCGGCTCGATTGCCAGCGGCGTGAACGCCAAGACCACGATCCTGATTGCAGTGCCGGGCAAGTCCAGCAGCAAGCTCTCCAAGGCCGAGTCGTTGGGTATCCCTGTCTACGACCTGGTGTCCTTCAAGAAGAAGTACAAACTCTAACAGAAGGCGGGCCGCACCTGTCAGCGGCCCAGTCTACAAATGGGGAATCTATGAACCACCTTATTATCAGCGGTCTGGACTCCTGTGGGAAGACGACCGCCGCTACCGTGAGCTTGGTGCATTTCGTGCGTGAGTCTCTGCGCAAGCGGGATGAAATGTTCGGCACCAAGTTGCGTGTGCTTGTTGTTGGCCCGACCGACCATGCGTGTCGTGTTCTGATGCGCAAAGTCTCCGACCTCTCGGAATCACTTGGTGTCTGTGCTGGGAATGAAGATCACGGCTGCTATGTCCTTGACCGCCACGTGGCTGTCGCTGACAATCTCCGCCTCAACGTTCCCGACGTGGACCACAAGTACGATTACGTCCTGATTGATGGACTCAAGGACGGACTTCCGAAGGAATGGTTGTGCGTTAACCGTATGCCCGCGCTTCGGCGACGGGTCACCGTCCTTGTTACCGAGACCCCATGATGGAAGCTATCACCGAAACCAATGTCGTGAACGTTACGGGTGAAATGCGAGCAGGCAAGACCACGTTGGTGGTAGCCGGCTGCGCAATGATCCTGAGCCAACCACACCAAGCGCTGCTGGATCCCAAGCACGACACCAAGTTGCTTGTCGTCGCCAGCAGCATCGCCGAGGCCGAAGAGATTCGCACCAACGTGTGGGCAACCATCGAAGGTGTGGATCCGCGACCCGATATCCAGGTCGCCAGTCCTGCCAGCCTCACCGAGTCGCGCATCCCGACGTCCTACATGGCCATCGTCGATGGGCTTGGCCAGCAGGATACGGACGAGGTGCTGCGTCGTCTCGAAGGCCTGGTGTCCTACGTGTACGTCATCCGCTGAGGTCAGCCATGAACTCGCCCAGCTTCGACACCTCCGAGTACACCAAGAACGCCGGCTTGTATGTCCACGCAAAGCTGCCTGCCGAATTCGGCCTGCTTCTCAACCAGCTGTGTGAGGATCTGGGTCTGCCCGAAGCCGACCTGGAAGAACTGCACTGCACCCTCATGTACTCGCGCGACGCCGTGCCGGACAGCATGCCAATCATTCGCCCGGTGCACAACGCACTGATCCCGAGTGTGCAGCATTGGAAGGGACACGACGACCAGATCTACGTGGTTGCCGACGTCCACTCCATGTCTCTGATTCAGGCACATGCCACTCTGGCCCGTGCCGGCGCCGAGCATTCCTTCGCCTCGTTCTCCCCGCACGTCACTCTGGGTAAGCTGGAGACCGTGCCGGATGATTTCGACGAGCGCGTGGAAAAGGTCAACCGTTCGTTGAAGCCCAACCCACTGCACGTGGTGTTCATGGGCGTCAAGGCCGCTGACTGCAAGCAGGGGTTCTAACCCAGGGCGGGGTTCCTTCGCGGAGCTCCGCCCTTTCGCACGTCTGAGGTCCACATGAACCTTGATCTTCCCAAGCTCTCCGAGGCCGCACAGGCCCGAGTAGAAGCCTGCCGCAGTTGCGAGAACTACCTGTTGTCCAAGGCATTGAACCTCCAGCTGGAGAAGTGTCGTCTGTGTGGGTGCTTCATCCACATGAAGGCCGCACTCGGCGCAGGCAATTGCCCGGCTGGAAAATGGTGATTGTTCGGGTTTGAAGCCTTTAGGGTACATGCTAATTTCAACCGTCAGTCCACATTCTCCTGCACACGAGGATTCCACAATGTCCAATACCAAGCCGCGCGCTCCCCAGAAGCTCCAGATCGTCATTGCCGCCGGTGGCAAGAAAAAGAAGTCGCCTCGTTCCCAGCTGCTGTCCGCCATCATGAGCGAGACCAGCGGCGACACGGGCGAAGCGATGGCTGAGGCGTTCTCCAAGGGCCACACCGAGAAGCTGCGTGGCTTGCTCGAGGACATGGTCGAGTCCATCGTCAAGAAGGCTTCCAAGTAAGGACCCGATCCGATGCAACACATCCCCAACGTACAGAAGATGTTGCTGGTCAGCGAATCCGCCGACGTCAGTGACACCCCGACCGGTGCAATGATTGCCTGCTTGGCAGTCCTCGTGCTGGATATCAACTCCAACGACATTTCCGAGTTCCGCTCCACGTACCGTCAGTGGCAGGAACAGGCCAACAAGTTTGCGACTCGCTTCGGCTTCGCAACTCAGTTCAAGGCCGTCAGCAAGCGCGTCGTGCGCGGCGATGACCTCTTCGGCGACGACGATGACGTGGAAGACCTCGGCAAGGCCATCGTCAAGAACCGGGTGTCGATCTACGCTGACACCCGCATCGAGAAGTCCCTGTACACGCTGCTGGTCAAGCTCGGCCGCTGCCTGATCAAGGACAACCCCAGTGCCTGGGCCTACGTCGAGAAGAACATCTCGGCGATCAAGAACACCCGCCTGACCTCGATCTTCCTGAGCGACGAGGACGAACCGACGACTATCGACGGCCTCGATCCGAACTCCGCCAGCCAGGACATGCGCAAGCTGTATCAGAAGATCACGGGTGGCAAGCCGACGTACGGCTACGCCCTCGATCCGCGTGTCCTCAAGCAGTTGCGCGAAGACAAGCCGCAGCTGATGGAAGAGTACGCTCGCCTGAACAAGGTGCTGAATCGCGAGGTCAAGCGCCTGGTCTTCCGCTACGTGCGCAACAAGCAGAAGGTGATGGTGCCTGTCGACGAGGTCTCCAAGTTCCTCGAAAAGCAGAACGTGCTGCACAACATGCCGCGCGGCTTCACCGGTGGCCAGGTGGACGAGAACATGAAGTTCTACACCGCCGAAGGCCACGAACTGGACAAGGCGCCGGTCGGCTTGGTGCGTATGAACCCGAAGTACGATCCCGCCCAGAACGACACCTACGTGCTGTATGCGCAGGTGTACGGGAAGAGCGAGAAGGGTGGCGACGTATCCTCGGGCCGCATCCGTACCGTCACCATGAACGCCGCCAACAAGGTGAAGCGTCATGCTGCCGTGTCGGACTTCCTCGACAACGAGGAGAAGATCCGCGCCAAGTGGTTGAAGGACCTCAAGCGCAAGGGTACCAAAGAGCAGATGATGGCCATGATGGTCGAACTGCTTTACGTGACCAGCGCGCGAATCGGCGGCAAGGGCAACAAGTCGAAGGGTGAGACCACCTACGGCCTGACGACCCTGACCGGCGATCACGTTGCCATCAAGGGCAACTCGCTGCACTTCAACTACATGGGCAAGAAGGGTGCTGCCCAGCCGTCGAAATATCCGCTGGGTACTGCCGAAGGCCGTTTGATCGCGGAAATCATGAAGAAGCGCCTGACGGATATCGAGTCGGGCGAACTGGTCTTCACCTTCCGCGGCAAGGCCATCATCCGCCACGCCATCAGCAAGTACCTCAAGAGCCTCGGCACCCAGTTGTCTCCGCACGACTTCCGACGTTCGACCGGTACCAAGATGGCTCGCCAGCTGCTTGCCAAGAACCCGTTCACGGCACGTGCCAAGAAGGGTGAGAAGCTCAAGGAGTCCGAGGTCAACAAGTGGTTCGCCACCCAGATGACCGAGATCGGCGCCAAGCTGCATCACACGACTGGTGGTGACAAGATCGAGTGGAAGACTGCCGTGAAGTCGTACATCGACCCGCAGGTGGTGCACAACTTCTACGACAGCCTGGGTGTCCGTCCGCCGTCGGCTGTGCCGAAGGCTGGCAGTAGCGCCGGGGAGTGACGGTCATGAGACTGTTCCTCCCCATCGGACCGAAACCCATCGAGTTACCGGTGCTGAGACCACTTCTGCCTGAGACGCGCGCTGCTGTAATGCGTCTCATGGCCGACGTGTTCACCGGCGATATCGAGGATCTCCAGTATTTCTTCGAGTTCCGTGACGACGCCCTGTGCGCCGGCATCGAGGCCCGTAGGGGCGAACCTGGATTCATGCTGGAGCATTACCTCGACAACCGCCTGCAGCTTCGCGGCTTCCAGCGCAACAACGGCGCTGGCTTGATGATCCCCGACCTGTTCCCGCACGTCAACAACCTGCACAGCCAGATCAATATCTACACCCGAGATAGCGAACTGGTAGTGGTCGCCACCGAAGTCGAGGATCGCGGCCGTCACAAGGTCCATGAGGTGCGTTTCGCCCTCACCGATCCCCGCTTCAACCTCGACGAACTCCACTGAGGTCAACATGAGTCTTCTCCAAGCAAACAGCGGACTCTCCATTGGCCAGACGCCGTTGGAGCTGTTCAAGTTCAAGAACGAACAGGACACGCAGATCGCGCTGCAGGATCGTGGCATCATCATGCCCGGCAGCAACATCGAAGCGAACCTGTGGCTGCCCGCCGCGGCCAAACCGTACTGCATCAGTGGCGATATCCGGGACTATGTCCTGGTGCCGGTGCCGATCATGTTCTCGGACATTCCGAACACCAATGGTGACTCGGTGTCCATGGCAGAACTGCTGCGCTTCCATCCCGACCTGGGCATGCAGGCGTTCAAGACGTTCCGCGGCAAGCCGACGCACTACGAACACGACAACAAGGATATCACCAAGGCCAAGGGTGTGATCCTGGACGCCTTCATGCAGCGCCTGCGTGGCTTCGGCCAGGACCGCTACTGGAAGCTGATCCTGCTGCTCGCGTTCGACCGTACCAAGGATCCCATGCTGGTCAACAGCATCCTGACTGGCGAGAACAACGCCTACAGCCTGGGCTTCTACTTCAAGAGCTACAAGTGCGCCGTGTGTAAGCAGCGTTTCGGTGAGGGTGGAAACCCCGTGCCGTGCGAACACACCGCGCCGCGTCGCCCGACGTTCATGCTGCCGGGTGGCAAGCTGTCGTACCGCGAGTGCGAAAACATCCGTGGCTTCGAGACGTCCGTGGTGGGTTCGCCCGCCTATGTGCCTGCGATTAGCAAGCGCATCATGGACGTCCGCAGCTTTTAATCCTCTCCATAGGAGCTGAATCCATGTTCAAGTGGGCCCTCTACTACATCAAACGTCTTCTCTGCGGTCGGGAACTCGACGCCCTCGAACGTTACCGCCAGGCCACGCACAACGCATGGCGCTGGAATGGTGAAATGCCACAGAGCGCACGAACCGCCCAGTGGATCAACGATGTTGGTGAGGGCAAACGCGGCCTGGACATTTCGGAGTTCCGGGAAGACCTCAGGGCTGGCCGCGATCCGGCTCTGAGGATCCCTCCCGTCAACTGATACCTCGAATACTAATTTCGTAGTGTATCAGGGGAGCCTCGTCAGTGACCTAATACATCAGAGCCTCCAGTGCCCACAGACAAAGCTGCCGAAAATCATTCTCATGATACCTAGGGCGGATCACGTCGTGCACTGGAGGCTTTGCCTTTTCCGGGAGCCGGTGATGTTTCTTGAGCAAGCGCGCGCTGTCACCAAGAGCGTGCAGCCCATCACGTTCCACAGCTACTTGATCCAGTCGATCCCGACCGGTATCCAGAGCTTCTCTTTCCTGATGGACAATCCGCGTCTGTTGCAGGCCGTGTCGTATAAGCGGTCCGGCGGCCACACCTTCGACTTCACCGTCAAGGTCCTGGGCCGTCTGAATGCAAACAGCCCGTGGACCACACTGATTGAAAGCCCGTTGACGCCCAATCCGATCACGCCCGAAGTCGATATCCTCATACCCGAGGAGTTGCAGGCCGTGTATACGGAGTACCTGATGCTGACCGAGTCCATGGCGGCCGAAAGCCGTATCGCTCAGTTGACCATCGGGTTCAAGCAGGTGAACTTCCTCGAGGAGTGAGGCGTCAACAGTAGGCATGTAGCACACGGGCCCCGCGGGGCCCTTTCTTTTGTCTGCGGTTTGTCGTTTGGCGTACTGACACAGTGGACGCGCCCCAGGGGCCTAAATAGGGCCCGAAATTGAGCCATTTTTGAGCCCGTAGAGCGTTTGTAGCTAAAAGTTGCGCAATCTAATTTTTGACCAGCCAGCAGTCAAACGATTGCAGGTTATGCGCTAAGATGCAATACAACACGACCCAGGAGACTCACCATGCGTGATATTCAGTTCCAGGGTATCGTGGCTGTCGGGAACACCCAGTCGCAGGCGGTCTTCGAGTATCGAAAGCTGGCCATGGGCAAGGGTGCAACGTGCTTTGTTGACCGTGACAACAACTCCGCATTCGTCTCGAATGCGGGTTCGGACTTGGAGAACACCTTCAATCCGACCAACGGCAACCTGGACCTCGAGCAGTCCACCGATATCCTGAATGGCCTGCAGTTCGAGGCCCAGGCAGGCGACGTCCATGAGGCATTCCACTTCGCGTGCACCGCGGGCTGTGGCATCCACCTCGTATACGACTCCCTGTCCCTCGTGCAGCACTGCCCGGTGTGTTCCACCGCGGTGGCCAGCGACGATGCGGACGAAGGCAGCGCCGACGACGAGGATGAAGAAATCCTCGACGATGAAAGCACGGAAGATACCTCCGACGAGGACGAGTCGGAAGATGATTCGGAAGACGACGAATCCCTGAGCGCCGACGACGAGTCCGATGAGGACACCGACGAAGACGACAGCGATGATTCGGACGACGCCGAAGCCGACGAGGAAGCCGCGGATGACGAGGCCCTCGATGAAGAAGACGATGCCGAAATCGACGACGAGGAGTCCGACGAGGACACCGACGCCGATGACGCTGACGACGAAGGTGACGACGACGTGAACACCGCCGACGAACCGCTGGTAGTTGCTGCCAGCAGCCGCGATGAAGCCATCGCGCAGTACTCCAAGATCCGTGGCCAGAACATGACCGCGACCGCCAGCTCGGTGGTCAGCGTCGAGTACAAGGTCTGCGCCAGCGCCGAAGGTTGCGGTGCCCACATCGTGTCGGAGATCCCGCAGGACGAGTGCCCGCGCAACGGTTGCGGCGCGCAGCTGATGGAGCCGGTCGAAGCCTCGGATGACGAGGAGATCGAGGACGAGGAAGAACTCGACCTGCCGGAAGATGACTCCGATCTGGACCTGGACGACGAGGAAGATGATTCCGAAGACGACAGCGACGACGAAGAGTCGGACGAGGAAGAAGAGGGTGACGACGTGAGCATGAACCTGCTCGATGACGACACCAGCGAATCGAGCGACGGCACCACGCCGCCGGCCGACGACGCTTCGACCGAAGGCCAGGACGACACCGCTCAGACCGGTGACGAGACCAAGCCGGCTGACGACAACGCAGCGCCGACCGAAGGCCAGGGTGACAACCCGGCACCGGCCGCCGACAACACCTCCGAGTCGAGCGATGACGAAGAGTCCGACGACGAAGACGGTGAACTGATCGAAGTCGATGCGCTGGAAGAACTGCCCGACGACGCTTCGGCCGACGACCTGGACGTTTCGTTCAGCGCCGCCGTTGCTGGCCAGCCGGTCTGGACCGCCTTCCACAAGGGCTCCCCGATCGCCGTCGCCACCGCGTCGAGCATCAACCCGGACCACAAGCCGTTCTTCGGCACCCCGCGCTTCGGCGCCGCCACCGTTGCTGCTGTCAAGCAGGGCGGCGCGGCCATGCTGAGCCAGCTGGGCTTCAAGGGCGTCAAGGCCAGTCTGCGTGTCAGCAAGCACGTCGATACCCGCATCGCCGCTCTGGCCAGTGACCAGAAGGCGCAGCTGGACCAGGCCAACGCACAGCACGAAGAAGCACTGGAAGCAGCACTGGCAACGGCCGCCATCGGCCTGAACCGTGGCTTCTTCGAGGGCAAGAGCAATCCGCTGCGTGAAACCCTGTTGCAGGCTCTGGCCTCGACGGGCATGCGCAATCCGGAAGTCGTGGTCGACAACGCGCTGCGCTCCAGCTTCGAGCCGCTGCTCCGCTCGATGTTCGCCATCGCGAAGGACAACCTGTCCAAGCCGGCCGAAGTGCAGGAATCCCTGGCCAAGACCATCATGGGCATGTCGTACCAGCCCCAGGTGGCAACCGCCAGTTCGCAGTCCGGCTTCGAGACCCGTCTGGGCTCGGTCGGTACCGTTGCCACCGCCTCCTCGGCCGTGCAGACTTCGCAGTCCGCTCCGGCCAAGACCGAAACCGCAGTTGCTGCTGCTGGTTCGGATCCGCTCAAGCGCATCAACGACACGGTCAGTCTGCTCGGCCGGCGCTAAGCGATCCCAGTAGTCCAAGCCCGCAAGGGTAAAGGACACTCTCTCGTTTCACACCAATCCCCATCTGGAGAAAGCAGTCATGTTGCAACTGCGCGATACTCGCATCACCTACGCCGCCCAGTCCCCGATCGTTCCGGGCGTCCGTATCGAAGAAGAGGGCCTGGCCCTGGTGTTCAAGAAGGTCAACGGTGAAACCTGCGTGCAGCCGTCGACCGGTGCTGCTGGCGAAGTGTTCGCCGGCGTGTCCTACGAGCGTTTCGCTCCGGGCGGCCGCATCCCGTTCATCCGCCAGTACTCGGTGCCGGTCGGTGGCGTGGTCCAGCTGCCGCGCGTGCCGGCTGCCGGTTCGATTGCAGTGGTCAGCGGTTCGACCACCATCGCGCCGACCGCGGGTGACGAGCGTCCGACGGACGAAACCTCGATCGCCCTGAACGGTGACCAGCTGCTGCTGGCCGAAGCCGCCGAAGGCAAGACCATCACCGTGCAGATGATGTACGTGCCGGACGTCGAAGAAGCCCGCGCTTTCCAGGGTGATCGTCCGTTCGGTGGTCACGCCTCGCTGCTGGTCGACTCGATCGGCCGCCTGAACGACGCGACCGTCGGCACCACCTGCTTCGACACCACCAAGGACTGGACCGACGTCATCAAGGTCGGCCTGGGTGCCAACGGCCTGTTCGTGCCGGCTGCCGGCGCCAACACCCTGCCGAACGTGGTCGTGGCGAATTCGCCGAACGCCGCGAACGCGACCCTGGTTCTGCACATCAAGACCCCGTAAGCCAGTTCTGGGGCCTGCACAACGCGGGCCCCAGTCTGCCGCTACGGTCAGACACATATCATCTACACCCTATTACTGGAGAGACACCAGATGAACGGCAACAACATGTTTTCCGGCGCCCAGATGGTGCTGCGCAACGGCGACAGCATCGACCAACTGAAGTTGGGCAACAGCAACCTGCTGTCCCTGTCGAGCGCCACCGGCGAGTTCAACGCGCACGACAAGAAGGAACTGGTCCGCGCCATCAGCGGTCTGATGCAGGCCGTGTCCAGCGGCCAGGTGACCACCGTCGAGAACTCGGCGCTGGCTTCCTCGCAGGAACACGCCAACCTGATCCGCGACCGTCGTGAAGTTCTGACCGCGGCCTACCACGATCCGGCACAGTGGGCAGCCCTCGGCTCGTCCATCGCGACCAAGATCGAAGAAGTCCGCGCTCGCCAGGGCTTCCTGCGCAACGTGGCCCTGGGCCAGACCCTGCGTTCGGGTGAAGTCGCCCGTGTCGCCATGCCGTCGTACGACGCCGTGGCCGTCACCGCGACCAGCGCTGCCTCGGTCGGCTACCAGCTGATCCGCAACAAGATGTTCGAGGCCGCCGAGTTCGAGATCATCGCGAACCTGCGCTGCGAGCAGCTGGAACTGGAGCAGGTGTCCGGCGATCTGCTGGACGAACTGTACAACCAGGGCCTGGACTCCGTGATGGTCGCCGAAGACCGTCTGTGGAAGAAGGCTGCGGACAAGGCCGTCGGCCTGATCAACCCGCTGGAGTACATCGTCGGTCAGCTGGGCCCGGGCCACCTGGCTCGCATCCGCCAGTCCGTCACCGACTGGAACCTGCCGGCCGCCACCGCGATCATCGCCAACGACTTCTGGGCCGATATCATCGCCAACCCGGACTTCCACGAGTTCCTGGATCCGGTGACCAAGTACGATCTGGCGCTGCACGGCCAGCTGGGTACCCTGGTCGGCCTGAACCTGCTGACCGATGCCTTCCGTCAGCCGAACCAGAAGGTCCTGAACCGCGGTGAAATCTACGTGGTCTCCTCGCCGGAGCACCACGCGGTCTACACCGATCGCGGCGGCGTGCGCTCGACCCCGACCTCGGGCGCCGACCACGGCAACACCACCAAGGGCTGGATGCTGAACGAACTGTTCTCGTTCACCCTGGCCAACGCCAAGTCCATCGCCAAGGGCCAGCGCGTCTGATCCAGGACCTGATGAAGCGGAGTGGGTAGGCAAATCCGCCCACTCCGCTGACTCAACAACATGAGGTCCTAGGCATGAAACAGAACATTGCTCGTGATCTTCTGTTGCTTGCCGCTGTGGCGTATCGCAATGGTCGCTACGAGGAAGCAGGTTCGTTGTTCGCAACGTCCCTGAGTTCTTCGGATGCGGACGAACTGTTGCAGGAACTGGATGTTGAGGGTGACCTCGACGCCGAAGACCTGCGGCCGTCGTCCGGAGATTGGGAATCTGAATCCAGTGACGCACCACGCGCTGGTCTGGAATCAATCTCCAAGAGCCTGGCTGACGCCATGTCGCTTATCCCCTCGCTCTCTGCGGATGAAGAGGTTGAACCCTCCGAACTCCTGGCTGAGGACGAAGAAGATGGCGACGACGCACCTTCCGACGATTGGAACCCGGGCGTGCCCGGCCAGAAGATCGTACCAAGCTCGCTGAGTAGTGGGAACCATGGTGGTGGTCCCCATCCGATGCGTCTTGTGATGGGCTCCGAGAGTCCCGTCCGGATCAAGCAATAGCGACGACAGCGTGACTGGAGCCCCGGAGGACTTTCGTTCCTTTCGGGGCTTCATTTTTTCCACTCCACAAAGGAGTCAACATGGCTCGCATCCACATTCCTGCGGAGATTGCCAAGAGCAGTCTGCTGTTGACTGGCCTGCATGGCATGCGTGCCGTGTTCCAGCGTGAGACCGGCGTCAAGCGTATTCGCATCAGCACCGATGACAAGATCAAGGCGCAGATGGAGAATACGAAGGACGACACGTATCCATACGCATGGCTAGTGCCCAGTGACGCACAGGCAACCCGTGACCTCGTAAACAACCGCAACACTGCCCGCGTGGGTATGCGTATGGGTACAGTCGGCGCAACACGAAACACCGCCTCTGTGGGTTTCCTGTTCCCGGTGAAGCTCGGCTTTGAGTTGAAGTACACCGACTCGGATGCAAAGCGCCTGTATGGGATGATCGAAACCTTCCTCATCCTGTCTGCGATGACCAACTTGAACTTCGACGTCAAGTTCGCCAACCAGCTGGTGCTGAACAACCGTATCGAAATCCCGGACAATCTGACGATCCCCATTGCCGACACTGGTGACACCACCAAGCCCGGCGGTGGCGAAGTCAGCATCCAGTTCATCTTCCACACGTGGGCTGGCTTCTTCCGCGACGTTGCATCCGTGTATGCCGCTGATCCTCAGATTGGCGTTGCATCCAAGGGTGTGTACGGTTCGCGCGAGAACGTTTCGGATCCGCGTATGCTCGACGCAGACGACCTCTTCGGCGAGTACGAGCCCGTTATCCCTGAGGAGTATTCCACCAATGAGCAACCTTCGTTCTAAGCGTCAGGGACTGGAGCGCACCATCGTTACGCAGTTCGTGACGACCATTGCCGACCTGCAACTTCGCAAGCGCGCCCAGCAGGGTTCGATTGCCAAGCGAGTGGTACAGGGCCGTGCGGCATCCAGCGGTGACGTGGTAGTCGGTCCTGGTGAGGGTCAGCAGTTCGTGATCGACGGCATTGAAACCGCAGTCATCATCAACTCGTACCAGCCGATCCGCCTGCGCATCAAGTACAAGTCTGGTGAACTCGCCAACGTGCCATGCCACGGCGTCTTCATCTTCTACGGCGAGCTGGAGCGCATCGAAATCTCGGCCCCCGAGATGGTGCGCCTGAGCTTTACCTACAGCTGATCGGAGTGCGCGTCATGCCTGTGCACAGCCAACTGTTCGACACTCTCCGCGTGGATCGCAGGGACGTATCGAGCCTCAGTGAGTCCCAGATTCAAACGGCGATTGCCTCATCGGACGATGCGATTGCCATGCTCACGCGAATGATCCGGTCGGCGAACGCACAAGAGGGTTTGACCTCGATGGCGCACGCGCGCTACATGAAGCACGCTCGGAAGTATCGCACTGCGGTACTGGCCAACAACCATGAGCTTGCTGCAAGCCTTGCTTACAAGATGCGCGCGCTGTCCGAGCAGGCGGTCCAGACGTTGAAGGCCGCCTGTTGTGCATCCAGCCTGGAACTTCTCCTTGCCGATCACGTCGAGTACCGCAGGCAGCTTGTATATGCGTCTGCGGGCTTGAAAACCGGCACCTAAAGAGTAGGCCGTTCCGTACCACTTCGTAATTTCAACTGTCTAAGGGTTATCGCACTTAGCATCATCCGCACAGGAGATTCCAATGGCTAACAATTCCTCCGCGGGCGTTTACGTCAAGGAGATTGACAACTCCCAAGAGGCGTCCCAGGTCAGCACTTCGGTTGCCGCCATCGTTGGCGAGTCGAATCGCGGCCCGGTGAACAAGCGCACGCTTATCACCAGCATCCAGAGCTTCATCCGCCAGTTCGGCACGCCCGACGCTTCGCTGGGTTACCTGCACTACTCGGCGCTCGCGTTCCTGAACGAAGGCAACCGCCTGTACGTTACCCGTGTTGCGCCCGGTGCGCAGTACGGCGGTGCGACGGTGTTCATCAACGAGAACTCGCTCAACTCCTTCTACAAGTGGGAGACGGGCACCGAGTATCCCGACGAGTACGACTTCGGGCCGGATGAGCTGTTCGTGGTCCATGCCGTCGATCCTGGCGAGTGGAACCAGCAGCTGGTTGTCCGCGTCTACCCGAACACCAAGGTCAACGACAATTCGTTCTACGTGGACGTGTTCGAGAACGGCAGTGGTGTTGCGAGCGAGTCGTTCCTGGTTGTCCTCAATCACCAGGTCGATGGCTTCGGTGTGCAGCAGAACATCCAGGAACACATCAACCGCCGCTCTGCCCTGATCCGCATCGTCCAGAACGAGACGCATCCGCAGTACATGCAGAACCCGAAGCGCAAGTTCATCCTGTCGGTGATCCAGACCCAGCTGGGCGGCGGCACCAACGGCACTCGCGCAACCACCGGCCAGCTGATGCAGGCGTGGGATCTCTACCGCAACCCGGAAGAAATCTCGGTCAACATCCTGATCAACGCCGGCTTGGTCAACCCCGCGATCCAGCAGCGCATGGATGAAATCTGTGCCGACCGCATGGACTGCATGGCGATCCTGGACGTTCCGTCTGGCGAGCAGCGTGTGCAGGATGCGATCAACTGGCGTCGTGGTAGCCTCGCGCTCAACAGTTCCTACTCGGCGCTGTACTGCTGCGACCTGCTGGTTGCCGATAACTACGCCAGCCGACTGCTGTACGTACCGCCGAGTGGCTACGTCGCTGCGGCCTACGCACGTACGGATCGTGAAGCTGCCACGTGGTTCGCTCCCGCCGGTCTGGTGCGCGGCAACCTGCGTGTGCGCGGTGTGCGTGAGACGTACAACCAGGGCGACCGCGATGCGCTTGTCGAATCGCAGATCAACCCGATCCGCGTCCTCGAAGGCGTGGGTATCGCCATCTGGGGTGCCGATACGTTGCAGACCATGCGCTCCGCACTGTCGAACGTCAACGTGCGCCGCCTGATGCTGTACCTCGAAACGTCGCTGTCGGACACCTCGCTGTATTCGGTGTTCAACCCCAACGACGAAATCCTGCGCGGCAAGCTGGTCGAAATCTGCGAACGCTTCCTCGAGAACGTCAAGAACGGCCGTGGTGTGCATCGTTACGGTGTCACCTGCGACGAAAGCAACAACCCGCCGGAGATCACCGCGAACGGTGACCTGATCCTGGACGTGTACGTCGACCCGGTCCTGCCGGCGAAGCGTATCCTGCTGCAGGCCACCATCAACAAGACTGGCGCGCGCTTCACCGCCAGCGCTACCGAGTAAGGACAGTTGCATGAACATGATTTCCGAATCGAACGCTCGCTGGGTCAAGGACCTGGAAGACTGCATCAAGGAACACTTCCCGCGACTCAAGCTCACTCGCTTCCTGACCGGCAAGGCCGATCTGGAACTGACTGTGCCCAACGAGTCCGAGCGCTATCGTCGCATCAAGCTGCTGATGGATTCCTTCGTGGAGGATGGCTTCCTGGTGAAGACCGGCCTGGACGCCAACGGAATCAAGGCGTGGACTGTTCAGGAAGTGGGTGGTCCCAACCGCGTTGCGGTCACCCGTCATCCGAGCGGCAGTCAGTACTCCATCGTCCCGATCGGCAAGTCGCCGTTCCCCATGACCAACGTGCGGCAGGTTACCGAAGCCACCGCACTGGCCTCTTCCCGAGTATCCAGCAAGATTGATCTGCGCGACTTCGTTTCGCAGTCGAACGAAGAGGACCAGGAGAACTGGGTCGATAGCGTCCAGGACGACCCGAACTTCAAGACCGACCTGGAGAAGGAGATCGAGGAGTTCGCCAACACGGCTTACGTCGCTGGTGCTGTCTCCGTCGTTGTTGAAGTCGGTGGCAAGCTGCGTGCATCCACGCTGGTCTCGTTCTGGGTCGGTCATGACGTGTACGGGTTCCGTGCTGTCCAGAATCCGGTGAAGCCGAACGTCTACCAGATCGTCAAGAATGACAAGCCGAAGGTGTTCACTCCGGAAGTCATGCGTGCCGTTCTCGGTGCGTATGCCAAGGGTGGCAAGTACGGCTACGAAGCCCGCTTCCGCTATGACGAGGAAAACGACGGTGGCGGCATCACCCTGACCAAGGACAAGTTCTACGTTCCGGGGCGTGCCGACGTAGTTCTCAAGCTGGTCGGCAAGCCCGTTCCGGATCGCAACGTTGCTGTCCGCGGCGGCGAGAAGATGATGACCGAGTGGTACACGTATGCCAACGGTGATTTCCAGATCAGCTTCGCACGCAACCCCGCAGATCCTCGCGCTGTGTACGTCAAGGATCCGAGCCCGGCCCTGGCCGACCAGCCCCTGATGCAGAAGTGGCTGGCTCGCAACTTCGCGCTGACCTTCGACCGCAAGATGGCCGATCGTCACCTCAAGACGTTGCAGATGGAAACGACCGGCCTCGGCATGGTCAAGACCGACCCGAGCGTGCCGCGCTTGTTGAAGCCGGGTGCTGACTCCAAGCCTTCCGGCCGCGCGTCGATCATCACCAAGATCCCGTACACCTTGGTGAGTGTGGACAAGAACGGCGGTGATCCGATCTACCGCTACGCCAGCAAGTCGTACAACCAGGACTTCACGGTGCAGGCCGATCCGAAGGACAAGAAGTACGGCTTGAAGTTCGTCAACCAGCTCGGCAAGTCCGCGGTGATGCACTTCATCCGCGCCGGCTTTGCACCTGCCCACAAGAAGCTGGTCGAATCCAAGCAGGCCAAGGTTGGCAAGGTGATGAACGTCACCGTGTCGCACTGATTCAAGTCCAGACGCGTCTCGGTGGTTGCACATCACCGAGACACTTACGAACATAGAACCCAGGAACATCGCAATGAAAATCCAACTTCATGACTTCGCCGTCACCGCTTCCACGCTGACCGAAGACGAGACCAAGAAGTTCAAGACCATGTTCGAGGCATTGGACAAGGTCGAAAAGGAACGCGTGGACCATGAGTCCAGCTTCCGTAAGGCCGTCACCAAGCTGTTCACTGACTTCGACAAGAAGCAGAACGCCATCAAGGAACGCGGTATCAAGATCGCCTCCGAGATCGAGGACTTCACCGACGAGACCGACTCCGAACTGCTGGAGTCGCAGGAGGAACAGGTCAATCGTTACCTCGATCCGGAATCGTCCTCGCCGCGCACCGCGCAGTTCATCCTGCCACGGTCCCTGATCGGCCTGCGCCTCGTGTCCAACGAACGCCGCGAACGCTGATGGCAAACAGGGAGCCTATCAAAGGCGCCAACATGTTCTACATGTGGCGTCTGCAGGGCATACAGGAGCTCTGCCGAAAACTGGGCTACTGTGTTGCCGTGCACGGCTCTCTTAGCTACGACCTCGATCTAGTGGCGATACCCTGGGTCGAGGACGCGGTTAGCGATGAAGAGTTGATCCAAGCGATCTGCGACTTCATAGGTGGCTCATGTGCAGACCAAGGCAGCGACAAGCCTCACGGGCGAAGAGCCTACATCATTTCATTTGGCGGCGGCCCTCACATTGACCTCAGTGTGATGCCGCTCCACAACCGAGAACAACAGTCATGAGCCGAAAGATCAATCTGGTCGACACCACGGGTGTGCAGACCAGCGAGTCGAAAACCCGCACTGCTGCCGATTACCCGTGGGCAGATGGCATGGTCGCAGTCATCAAGAAGACCGTGCCGAAGGTCAAGCTCGACGACCTGTATGACGGCGATGGCGCCGAACTGGTCGGTCCTGGTGAAGACGACGGCAAGAACCTCGCTGTCAAGATCGCCAACGCCCTGCGCTCCGCCGGCTTCGAGGTGAAGCACGGCTTCGACGAGTTCACCAACGAAATCTACGCGATCAACGCGAAGGGCGACAAGAACCACATCGTCATTTCCGAGACCGCCGAGACGTTCGAGGATGGCTCGTGGATCATCATGCTGTACGGCACCGAAAAGATCGAATGGAGCTCGCACTCCAGCAGCGCACCCGTGCTGCACGACTTCGTGTCCGAGAGCGCCAAGGCACCGACGAAAGCCCAGCTGGCCAAGGCCAAGAAGGTGCTGACCTCGGCCAAGAACAGCGCGCGTGCCGGCAAGCGTGCCGCGGTCAAGGTAAAGTTCGACGCCTTCCAGAAGAAGCGCGCCGAACTCGACGCCGAAGTGAAGACCGCACAGGACTCCATGGATCATGCTTCGCAGGCTCTGGCCGACTACGACGAGCATGTCCGCAAGGAGCGTCGCTCGCTGGAAGCCCTCGAGAACAAGGCTAGCGAGGCATACGAAAAGGCGAAGGCCAAGCGCAAGAAGGCCCTGAATCCGCTCGCAGTGAAGGTTGCTGCTGCCGATGAGGCCTATCAGCAAGAGGCCGGCAAGAGCGCGCTCAGTGCGAAGGCCAAGGAGTTCGTCGGCCGTCTGGCGAGTGATGCAGCCAAGAAGACCAAGCAGTTCGGCAAGGGCTTCGCATCGGGCCCGGGCTATCCCAACCGGAAGAAGCTCAAGAAGTCGAAGTCCCGGCCCGCGCAGTAACCACGCGTCATTCATTTCACCCAGGAGTTAGTACCATGGCAAAGCCGAACATTGGCGACGTGGCAGCTGCGATCCCCGATCCGATGCTGTCCGACAACTTCGTCCTCGACATTCCCAACGTGCCGACGGGCGACAACACCATCCCGCTGCGTATGCTCTGCCAGCAGGCTTCCAAGCCGGGCATGACCATCAACGCGGTCGAAGTGCAGCTGTTCGGCCATACGCTGGAACACGTCGGTAACCTGACGTACTCCCACGATATGACCGTGCAGTACCTCGAGAATCGAATGGCGCAGATCCAGACGATCCTCGAGAACTGGGCCGAGTTCTGCCGTGCGCACGACACCCAGCACGGCGCATACAAGTCCGAGTACGCTCGCGACGGTTACCTGACGATCTTCGATCAGAAGGGCACCAAGGTCAAGGAGTACCGGATCGTCAACATGTGGCCGTCGCAGGTGCCGGAAGTCCAGTTCGATGGTTCCAACTCGACCGCGATCACCCTGAGCGTCAGTTTCAAATACGATTGGTACGAGGCCCGCTAAGTCTCGACCGGTCGTAGGCGAACTGTAAAACGTCCTACGCGATCCCAGCCTCCGTGTCCGCGTCGCCGGCGCGGAGGCTTTCGTGTTTCATCGCGCCCGTTGAGGTGTAGTCATGGGAGATAAGACTCTCACCGATATTCAGAAGATCCTCAACCTTGAGGACCCCTTGCTGGCATTCAAGTGGGTGGCAAAGTACCTGCCGTTCGACTTGGCGCCGGAGTTCATGGAAGCCATTGACCTGCCCTTCAACAATATCAGCGTCAGCGAAGGTCAGTACGTGGGTTCCCGCTTCATCTACCATCCGGGCACGCACACTGTTAGTTCGTTCTCGGCAACGTTTTACGAAGACCGCAGTGGTCGATCCACCTCGTGGCTCAACTACTGGAAGTCCAGAGTCAAGAACTTCGAGACGGGTGCCTATGGCCTTCCGTCCCAGTACAAGCGCAACATCATCGTCACCTTGCTGGATCAGAAGAACGATGCGGTGATCACGGCCAAACTTATCGGCTGCTGGCCGGCAGACACCAACCCGTTTTCCCTCAACTACTCTGACGGCTCTGCACGCATCACCAATCAGCAGACTTTCAGCGTAGATGACGTGAAGTACACGTTCCATAAGTCTCCGCGTTAACCCAACCTGTCAGGGATCCTACAACCATGAAGTACAACGACAACCAGCTCCAGTTGCTCCTCGCTGACTCGCGCTACCAGGATATCGGTGCGCTGCCGAGCCAGTTCAAGGGCTACGACTGGAACACGATGTTTATCCGTCCGTTCGGCATCAAGGAGTTCAAGCTCGTATCGAAGGCCGCTGCGCTCAAGGACATGACCCACATGATCCGAGCCATCGACCTGGTCATTACCCAGGACGCGAAGGAGCTGACCATCGGCGACTTCTACTACGTCATGATGTGGCTCCGGATCCACTCGATCCCGAAGACGCCCGTCGTGGTGAGCTGGGAATGCGGCGAGCGCGTCCTCGTTCACAAGGAGACCAACATGGTCGTCCCCAACGAGGATCCCTACCCGATGCCCGACGACCTGTCGTTGTACCGCGAGGAAGACTGCGGCACGCACAACACCGAAGCCGTGTACAAGTCCGACATTGAGATCCTCAGCCTCGATGAAGAAGGTGAGGAGAAGTTCGCTAAGCAGGTGCTGCCGGCAGGTTTCGACTTCCCGCGCGCCAAGCATATCGAAGGTCTGGGCAAGGCACTGGCCGATCCGGAACGTGTGATGCTGACCGCAGCTGCCCAGTGGGTTGCAGGTGAGACGGTAGTGGACAAGTTCAAGCGCATGGAAGACGCTGACGACGAAACCGGAATGGAAATGCTCGACACCGGCACGGCGCTCAACGAACTGATGCAGCATGGCCTGAAAGAGGTGGTGCAGATCAAGTGCCGCCGCTGCATGAAGGCCGAGCCGTATCACGTCAACCTCACGCCTACCACTTTTTTCCCCTGATCCCGGAGCAGGACCTTCTGGACATGCAGTATGAGTTGCTTACCCACCGAGGTATGCAGCCCGACGACGACATGCCCATAAAGACCTTGCTGTATAACTACAGCCGGTATCGGAAGGAACGGGAAGAGAATGTCGGTAAGAAACCCAAGTAGTCCGATGCTTTGTACTGGGACTAGGCAACTAGTCCCTACGGGAGATTCCAATGGCCGGTATTCTGGAGACAATCAATGATCGCCGGCAATACTTCCAGTCGCTTCGTGGAAACGACGGCGAGAAGTATGTCAAGGCGATGAAGTCCGGTACCGAACGGCTGGCGCGTCAGGTAGGTGCGGGGCAACACTCCGCTTCCGAACGAATGATGCGCGCCCTCGGTATTCAGGACAAGTGGGCTGGTGAGCGTAGCCGAAACCAACAGGCGCAGGCGAACAAGCACCAGCAAGCGAATCGCACCATGGGCGAGCGTCAAATCTCGTCCATGAAGAACGTGAGCTACACGCTCGGCAACGACATTCGTTCGATGGAGGGGAACCTCGGCGGACTGATGAAGGAAATGCTGGTCACGTTGAAGAAGATCGAACGTCAGGGTCAAGGCCCGGGCCTGCTCGACTCTGCATTCGACCTGCTCGGTGAAGGCCGTCGCGGTCGTAGAGGTCGCCGTGGTCCGCGTCGTCCTGGTGCCCGTGCACGCGCTCGCTCCATCAAGGCCGCACGTGGTGTCGGCGCTGCTCGTACTGGAGCTCGCCCACCTCCGATCCCGAGGGGTGCCCGTCCGCCACCGATTCCCCGCGCTGGTGCCCTCGGTGCTGTGCGTAACGTCGGTGGCGGCATTCTGCAACGTGCTACCCAGACTGGCGGAAGCCTGCTGTCTCGCGGTGGCCAGATGGCGGGCAGTGCCCTCCAGTCTGCAAAGGGACTGGGCAGTCGCGCTCTTGGTGCTGTCGGCCTTCGTGGCGGCGGTGCAGCAGCTGGCGCAGTTGAGGCCGGTGCAGCGCGCGCTGTAGGTACCAGTGTGCTGCGTAAGGCAGGTGCTGCTGGTGCTATCGCTGCCGGCGGTCTGACTGCCTATCAGGCACTCAACGATGACACCAAGACTGGTGGTGAGAAGGCCCAGGCAGTTGCGAACGTCGCAGGTGGTACGGCAGGTGCGCTCGCACTTGGCTCTGCCGGCGCACAGGCAGGTGCTGCACTCGGTACCCTGATCTTCCCCGGCGTCGGTACTGCAATCGGTGGTGCTGTCGGTGGTATCGGCGGCGGTGCGCTCGGCTACTTCGGCGGTGAAGCCATCGTTGACAAGATCGGTTCTTCGATCAGTGGCGCTGTCGAGAAGTCTGGCATCGGTGACCACATCGGTCGCGGTATGTCTCTGTTCATGAGCCCGTTCAGTGAGGATGCCCGCGAGGCCCTCAAGAGCGACTGGAAGAACAACATCCTGCCGAGCGTCAACAAGGCATTCGATGGATTCAAGAACGTCGTGGGTAACCTCGGCGGAACCTTGATGGAGTTCGGCTCCAACTTGTGGGAAGGCGCCAAGAACGTCTTCTCCAAGGCTACCGACGCAGCACTGGCTCCGGCCAAGGCAATCGTCGGCGGCATCATGAACTACGGCGGCAAGGCAGTCACTGCTCTGGAGAACTCGGGTTCAGTCGGTAAGGCAATCGTTGGCGGTGGTCGTGCAGCAGCTGGTGCTGTTGCGTCCGCCCTTCCTGCGAGTGTCAGCGGCGCTCTGGGCTTCATCGCAGCCAAGTACGAATCTGGCGGTCGCGGTGTTGCAACCGTATCGTCCGGTAAGGGTGACCACGGCGGCGTGTCGTACGGCAAGCACCAGCTGGCTACCAACAACGGCTCGATGGCCAAGTTCCTCGCATCGAAGGAAGGTCAGAAGTACGGTGCGCAGTTCGCGGGCCTCAAGCCCGGCAGTCCCGAGTTCAACGCTCGCTACAAGCAAATCGTGGAGAGCGATGGCGCGGGCATGGAGAAGGCCCAGCACGACTACATCGTGGACACGCACTACAACAAGCTCGCATCGAAGGTCGGCAAGGACACCGGTCTTGACGTGAACAAGCGTGGCCGTGCGGTGCAGGAAGCGATCATGTCCACCAGCGTGCAGTACGGCGGTGGTACCAGCGTGATTACCGAGGCGCTCAAGGGCAAGGACGCCAACAAGATGACCGACGAGGAAATCGTCAACGCCGTGCAGGACTACAAGGCTGCTACCGTCAACACCCGCTTCAAGTCCTCTTCCGAGAAGATGCGTGCTGGTGTGGCTCGACGGATCGAGAACGAGCGCAAGGACCTGCTGGCTGTTGCTGCCGCTGACAAGGGCAAGGCCGGTACGGTTGCTGACGCCTCACTCGCGGAGAAGGGCAAGGCAGAAGTCGCTACTACCACTCCTCCGAAGTCCGGAGCGTTCGATGGCGTTACTGCATCGGTGGACACGACTGCTACCAAGCCCAGCACCACGACTGCAACCATGTCGCCTACCCAGACGGCAAACGCTTCGTCTCCGTCTGCAAGCACTGCTACGGCATCCGTGCCGAACCCGGTGCAGAAGGTTGCAGCGAACGCTCCTCTTGAGGCCAAGCCGGTTGCTATCGTTGCTGACTCCACGACTCCGCCTGCGAATGCTGCTGGTGGCGCCAACGCTGCTCAGCCTGCGGTTGCACACGCTGCACGTCGCTCCGGCGGCATCGACCTGAACGACATTCCTGTGTTCTTCCCGCACCTCTCGATGGTGCCTACTTTGATCGGAAGGGTTTGATAGATGGCCAACGCATCTGACATTTTGGCCAACATCGGCTCGGCAGTCCGGCCCGATAACGGCTACTCGGTGCCCGCAACCAGTCAGCACTACGACGTGCTGCTGGAAGTGTTCGGTGATGAAGCACTAATCAAGCCGACAGGCAGTAGTGCACGGAAGATTTTCCCGATCCGTGCGCATCTGCCCGAACGCTTCCACATGGAACTGAGTTCGCAGTGGGGCCAGCCCTTTGCTCAGGCGTCTGCTGGTGGCGCTGCCGACGGCTTGGTTGCCGGCAGCGGCCAGTTCGTTGATGCGGCACTCGGTGCGGCTGGTATCGGTAACAAGACCAAGTCGCAGCATGTGCATGTGTGGGAATCGACCTCTCCGCTCCAGATGAACCTCGACCTGGTGTTCTACGCCAACGAGAACACGGAGCGGGAAGTGAAGGAACGCCAGCTTGCTCTGTTGAAGCTGGCTGCTCCCACGTCCGAAGGCGAAGTGCTGAAAGCGCCGGGTCCACGCCTCATCAACAACCAGCCGAACGGTGCCACCGAAGGCCGTCGCATTGCGGTGTACATCGGCAGCTACCTGTACTTCGAGAGTGTCGTCATCACCAGCGTGGGTACCGATGTGGTCACCCTGCTGGACGAGAACGGCATCCCGATCGCTATGACGATCAACCTGGGCTTCATGACCTACAACGGTTGCATTACCGGTGAAGACCTTGAGAAAATCTTTTACGCGGGGCAATCATGGCCGAGCAGCTAGACGACAAGTTCGACCGCTTCTTCTCCACGGTCGCCGACGAACACGGTATCGACGCACTCAAGGACCGAGTGTTGCCGAAGCTGTTGCAGATCACGTCCTACACGAACCACGAGGTATCGCAGGACGAACGTGGTGCACCTGACCTCATTGCCAAGCGCAAGTACGGCAAGGAGAAGCTCTGGTGGATCATCATGGGCTACAACGGCATCGCGTCGTATCGGGACATTGTTGAGGGCACCAAGCTCAAGATCCCGAGCCTGACCTCCATCGCGGCAGTGATCACGGAGAACGCGGTCAGCAACTCTCGCGTGCAGCGAGTAATCTCCATCTAAGGCAGCGCCATGATTAACATTGAAGGTCGCATCTACATCGAAATCAAGATCGACGGCAAGCCATTGGACGGCGCCAACTTGGTTAGCTCTCTGGCTCTGCTGGAGGGCACGGCTTGCACAGCGCCCAGCCTGATGATGATCCTGAACGACAACAGCCAGACGTTGACCAAGGAACTCTGTCTCACGGACGGTAATGAGATCCTGATCACCGTTGGCAAAACGCCGAACGATCTGAAAACGATCACCCGCCAGTACCGACTGTTCTCGGTCATGCAGATGGCGGGTCAAGCCGGCCCCCGTCTGCAGGTGCTGGGCATCTACGATGCTCCGAAGTACACCACGGAATCTGCGCGCGATTCCTACGAGGGAACATCCTCGGCGGTGTTGAAGCAGCTGGCCGAGAAGTGCAAGCTCGATTACGACGGCCCCGAGGACTTCAACGGACGTGGCACCGTGGACAATCAGGTGTGGCTGTCCGTGTCGAAGAACCGCGGTGCGTTCGTGCAGCAGAACGTGGCGCCCTACGCTTACGTTGACGAGTTCAGTGCCATGTACGCGGCCCTGACCTCGCTGGGTGTCCTCAAGTTCCGCAACCTGCTGGACGTGGTTGCGACGCCCATGGAAGAAATCAAGTACGTCTTCCTGCACAACATCGGCGAGGGTGATCCCGACAGCAGCAAGCAGGTGTACCGTGTTGACCAGTCGAAGGAACGCTCCGATGCTGGCCTGATGAACTCGATGGCGAACTACGGCTCTACCCAGATCGTGGACGGTCCGAGTGGTGTCACGCAAGTCGAAGACAAAGTGGACGTCAAGACGAGCGCACCGTATCTGGCCATCAACGATCAGGTGGCACAGACTGTCGGCAGGGCGAAGATCAGCTACGGTCCCATCGACTGCGGCAATGTCCACGACAAGTATTACCGGGCCGAGTATCAGAACAAGCGTCAGCTGGCACTGTTCAGTGAGCGCGTGTCGATCCTTATCTCGGAGCCGACCGAAGTCCAGCTGTTCGATCCGGTGCTGTATAAGCAGGCGAATGCCGATCCGGCCCGTCCTGTCCGTAACTCCGATATCTACATCGTCGTAGCCAAGACCATCATCGTTGTCGGTGGCCAGCATTACGGCGAGCGCATCGAACTGGTGCGTATGTCCATCACCGAGAAGGGAGCAGCAGAGTTGAAGTCCTCCGAACCCACATCCGCCCGGGAGTCGTCGATTCCCGACACGCTGGTCGATCCGAGTGCCACCGTTGCGGCGAACACCATCGGCCGCGCGAAGGGCATCATGGGTATCGTCGGCGGCATCGAAGGTCAGTTGAACGCAGTGCGGGCCAAGGCCGAGAACGTGCTGAACAACGCGAAGCTCACCCTGCCGAGCCTGACCAACTTCACGTCCAACATGGGCACCTATCTCCAGAACCCGGAGAAGGCACTCAAGGATCTCCAGTCGGGCGCTGCCTCGTTGAAGCAGTTGAAGTCCACGCTGGATGACTATCGCACTGACCTCAAGACCGCAACGGATGCTATTCGATCCGGTAACGTGGAGCTCATGGCATCTGGCATCAACGGCATCAGCCGAACTGCCGCCATGTTCCGCCCGACTGGTGTTGCGGAGAACGTCAGCGCGATGCTCGGCATCACCCAGGTGATGAAGTCCACGTCCGAAATGTACGCATCGGTCGGCGCACAGTTCCAGGCGATCCGTGGTCCGCTCGACGCCGCAGTTGGTGCGGGCAAGCAGATCGACGAAATGGTCGGTGACATTACCGGCATCGTGCAGGGCTATCAGTCTCAGGCATCCAGCATGGCGTCGAGCTACAACAGCCTGATCCAGACGGTGACTGGCGAGACGCCCAATCTGAGCGTGCCCAACCTGGAGCTCAATCGCTTCTACTTCGAGGACTCGGTTCGTCAGTCGGTCACTCCGGTGGCGACCCCGATCAACGAGATTTCGAGGCAGACGCCGACGGTGTCCGACGTGCAGTCGCGCATGGCAGACACGCTGCAGGTCAAGGACGATTCTCGCAACTACCAGTGGGCACCCGAGAGCGGCTATACCGTTGCTCGCGTGGGCGCTGACCAGTTGAAGTCCAAGCTGGCCGAAATGGTTTCGTACATCGACACCAGCGGACGCCAGAACGAGGAATACAACTACACCAGGAGCGCATGATGATCGGCAGTGAAGAAACAGAGTCCGGCTTGGGCAAAGCGCCAAAGGTCGGAACGGTCATCGACAACAAGGATCCCAAGGAATGGGGTCGTCTGCGCATCCGAGTGGCAGAAGTGTTCGAGGGCATCAGCGACGAACACCTGCCGTGGGCAATCGTGAGTCTCGCCCATCCTGGTGGCGGTAGCGCCAACCACGGCAAGTTCGCTGTGCCCGAGATTGGCGCCAAGGTGCTGGTCGAGTTCCAGAACGGTAGTCCTCTGCATCCGATGTGGAAGGGCTACTTCATCGACGAGACGACCAAGCTGCCTGAGGCATCTGTCAACTACCCGACCCGCGACGTTACCCTGTGGCCTAGTGGTAGCCTCATCATCATCGACAAGACCTCCGAGGACGTGTTCATCCGCAATCAGGGTGACCTGCACTTCTACGTGACTGGCGATGCGTGGGTGAAGGTCGATGGCAACCTTGTCGAACACGTCAAGGGCAATCGTACCACGTTCGTGGATGGCAACGACACCCTGGTGGTCACTGGCAACGCACAGAAGTTCGCGTCCAACATCGTGGACAGTGCGTCCGGCAACCTCAACTCGGAAGCTGGCGGTACCCATCAGACGTATGCAGGCGGTAACGCGATGCGTGATGCTGGTGGTCAGATCCACGATGACGGCGGCGGAGGCTCTAGCGGTGCATCTGCGCCGGCCGCACCCACTTTCCCCGCGTGGGAAGGCGTACGTGGCCAGACGCCGTAGTCCTGGTCTTCGTAATTTCAACCAACAGAGAAGGAGAATCCATCATGCCCGAAGTAACACGTCTCGGTGACATTTGCACCGGCCATGATGGCTATCCGCCACGCCCTTCGATCAGCGCAAGCACTAAGGTGTTCGCGTCTGGCAAGGGCGTGGTCTGTGTTGGCGATGCGTACGCTGTCCACTGTCGTGGTAGCAGTTGCCATCCCGGCACAGCCCAGCAGGGCTCTCCCAAGGTATTCGCATCCGGCAAGCAGAAGATGCGGGTCGGTGATCCAATCAACTGCGGGTCGCGTGTCGCTCAAGGCACTCCCAAGGTTCTAATCGGGTAAGCACTCATGGCATCTATCTCTCCGGAAGGCGAGGTGGTCTACTCGGACGTCAACATCAGCCTTGGCACGCGCAGCAACTACGAGTTGGTGCTGAACGAACAGGCGGTCCAGCAGTCGATCATCAACATCATCACTACCCGCAAAGGCAGCCGGCCGTTCAGGCGTGACTTCGGAAGCAACCTGTTGGATCTGGTGTTCGATCCTCTGGACGACGTTACGGCGCGACGTATGCGCAACCAGCTCATGAACGAAATCGCCGCGCAAGAACCTCGCGTGGTAATCGAAGCGGTCGAAGTCATTCCCGACTATGACAACGACATGTACTATCTCAACATTTCGGGTTGGATGCCGCAGCTGGAAAACGCGCGGGTCGACTTTAACTTCAACCTGAGGAGGAACATTACGTGAGCGGCGTACCACTTCGCATTTCCCAGACCAAGCCCGACTTCGAGTCCATCGTCCTCCAGTTGCAGCTTTACCTGCTGACCAAGGGCGCATGGGTCGATCAGCAGACTTCGGGTACTGGTCAGGCTCTTATCGAGGCGGTGTCCGCAGTCGGTGCCTTCAATCAGTTCGCCACGGAAATGAACTTCCGTGAAGCGTTCCTGTATACCGCACAGCGCGCGTCCTCGATCTACGCAGGTGCTGACTTCCTCGGCGTGCACGTCAAGCGCAAGACGCCCGCCAAGGTCGAAGTCACCTTCCGTCGCACCAAGAACCTGATCGTCCCGATCGTCATTCCGCGTCTCTCTGCCTTCCAGGTCGATGGCCGCATGTTCTTCAACCGTGAGCCCCTGACCTTTGCGTCGGGCTCGGCCACGTCCGCACCCATCGTGCTGTATCAGGGTGAGATTCGCAAGCGCACCTTCGCTGGCCGCTCGGTATCGTTCCAGGAGATTTCCCTGAACGAGCCGGGCTTCGTTGTTTCGGACGAGGACGTCAACGTCTACTTGGTCAACACCACGCAGCAGACGCGCGACA